TGAGCCGTGGCGATACGGTGGATGAAGCAATAAGAAACATGTGCCTTGTTAAAAACAAGTGCAATGTAAGCAAAATCCTTACGCAAGCCACAAAAAAGCAAATTGAAGCTTTGCACAAGGATGAGAAGAGAATAAAAAGGATTATCGAAATAATGGATAAAGAAAAACAGGAGGGATTAAAGTGAATAAAGTAGTAGAAAAAGCAATGGAAATTATTGAAAACAGCGAGTGGGATACGGATATTCCAGAGCTGGAAGTTGGAGACATCGTAGAAATCAACGATGTATGGGACGGAGAACACTCCATTGACGGACTTAATGAATTTAACTACAAAGTCGGAGAAGAACATAGCTACTCATATCAATTGGATATGGAAACAGGAATAAATTACCTGTTCGAAATTATAGAGCATGGCGAATATATAGAGCCAGAATACGATAAAAACGGATATGAAACAAATTATGAGGAAGCAGAATTGGCTCTCAGAAATGCAAAAATTAAGATTACAGATATATATCTAATATAAAAATAAAAGGCTACTGCAATGGTAGCCTTTTTGTGATTAAGGAGAGGTAAAATGATACAGCAAGCAATAGACATGATCGGGTCAGATAAACTGGAAGAATTGGCTTTAACATGGCATAAGCCAATAGTAGGTAATTATGTAATAGTCAATCCAGATAAAACCTATATTGTAATAAACGAGCGCAGAATGAAATTTAACAGAAAGTATCGTAGCATGGACTACTACAGCGGTTTAGTGTCCATGAATAAACCAGTAGCAAGCAAACTAATTACAAGTAATAATATTTATACATTTTTTTGTAAAAACACGCAAAAATTAACTATGGAAGACATTTATAATTATTACGATGCATTGGGACTACCAGAGGATAAAGAGTGGCACAGGGATTTTGTAATAAAGCACATAAAAGCATTCGGGCTAGAACATAAAGGACTTGTAAAGATATTCTTTCCGGGTACATTAGAGGAATACAGAACAGCAGGTCTTGCTAATTGGTACGATAAGAGCATAAGCAAAACCAAATACAGCAAAAGATTTGATGTTGGAGTGCCGATTGGGTACAGCATAAACCCTAAAAAGCCTTATATGACAAGCCAACGTAATATATATCTGGTTAGTCGAGAACAGGGCGTGCAAATTAAAATCTTTTACGACATCCTAAAGGGCATGTATAGACATGGATATAATATGCTGTATCTTTGGGACAACAACGTATTACCTGTTAAAAATGGAGATATGCCAGATGTAACGATCATAGGCGGTATAATGTTTGCATTTAAGTTGGACGATAAAGGACAAGTACAGATTATAGACATGGACACGATTCCAAGATACTCCCCACATATTTAACAGATTTACAAGAGCATCCGACAGGGTGCTTTTTGTTTGCATTATACAATAACATGCGATATAATAGTTATATATAACATGCATATATAACATGCATATATAGTATGCAATATATCTTGTTATATCGCAAGAAAGAGAGGAAAACATGAAAGATTACCAGAAAAGAGCAAACGACAACTACAGGTCAAAATTTGATATAGTGCAAATTAGGTTAGTAAAAGGCACTAAAGAGCAAATAATTAATAATACAGGTAAATCTATAAGCCAGTATATACAAGATTTAATAGATAAAGATTTACATAATAATTTTGATTTACCAAATACATCAGAATACCTCTCAAACGTCACAGAATCGTCTAGGACAAATGAAAATGAATTTGACGATAAAATTATCGACAACGATATTAAAATTAATTCTAGGGCATTTAAGAAGCATGTGCCGACAGAAGAGGAGGAAACAGACAACCGTATGCGATTACTGAAGCTACAGGAAGAGATAAACGCAAGGAAGACATGTATTATTAAGCATGTAGAGCAAGAGCCAACACTAACCGACATAAAACTACCAGACAAACCACCGTTTTAGACATTAAAATATTTCCAAATTTTACCCGTTGTTTCCATTTTGTATACATTTTGTATACGTAGGTTAGTATAGGTTAGGTAAGGTTAGTATAGGTTATATATCGCGTATACGCGCGAGACAACAAAAAATTTCCTGTTAAGTGCAAAACAGTTTTAAATTTTGGATTTAAAGACAGATTTTTATTATCGGTTTAAATTTCCATTTGCGGATATATTAACCGTTTACCTACTGGATAATTTTTTTAAAAAACCTATTGCATTTTTATAAAATGTGTTTTATTATGTATATAAGCTCATACGAGAGCTATACACGATTAAGATTTATAGGGCGGTTTACATAACCGTTTATTCTAAGGAATTGCCGAGAGCAAGGCGCAAAAGCATATAGCATTTAAACAGTGCTAGTGTTTTTAGTTTTGTTTCTCGGCTTTTTTATTTTTCTAGGAGGTGATCAGGAGCATGGAGAAGGTAACAGAACAAGACGGAATGGAAGTATATGAAAATGATATAGCTATGGCTCTATCTATGTTCTGCGAGTCGCACAGCATAGAGGATTTAAAGAAAGAATCCCAGAGCGTCTGGAATGCTGCGTTAAGATATATCCGTAAGATCGTCTTCCCAGTTAAGGATATACTTAAAGCTAAGACTAATATTAATATATCTAATAATATTATATCTAGTAATTTTAACCGATATGATTATGAGTTAGTTAATAATATATGCGATATATATATAGACTTATGCTTTCTATACGATAAAGAGGTATCTATCATAGGATTTAGTAATATTACAGGAATAGATACAGAAAACATTAATAACTGGGGGAATAATAACGGAAAACTGAGTCAAGCGGGATTTACCGTATACAAAAAACTATATGAGTATCGTGAGGAATCTTTAAGTGATAAGCTTGCCACAGGGAACAAGAACCCAGTAGGCATACTGGCGATCCTTAACAGACATTACCAGTGGAATCTACCTGGCGTGAGCCGAGAGAAAGCTAATAATACAGCACTACCAATGTCAGAGTTGCTACAGTTAGGTGCAAATAATGGCAGTTTCCAACAGTTAGAAGACAATAATAGTATTGTTGACAGTAATACAAATAGCTAGAAATGCAGTATTTACAAGGGTTTCAAGGCTTTTCACAATGGTATTAAAGAGTACGGAAAATTAATATTTTGCGAATAGTTAACGCATGTTCGATTAACGACATGGAGCTGACACACAGGGGAGGGGGTCGGAAGAACGGACGAGACAGCCCCTACTAAGTCTCTCAAGCCACCCGATAAACAAAAAGCCCTTATCCAACACGCAGATATTAATTATCCAGACACCCTATTTCTAAAAATTTTTCAAAAATAAAAAAGGCATATATGCAATATAAAGTTTACGGAGGTATGTGAAAATGACAAGAGAAACGATGACTATCCACAAGGCACTGTCAGAATTAAAGGTGTTAGATGCAAGAATTGAAACGGCTATTAATACGCCTGTTTACTGTTGCGCTAAGAAACATTCGACAGATAAGGTTGCTGGAACTGACGTTACGCAAATTGAAAAGAATATCAGGTCTTACTACGATAAGGCTGTTGACTTGATCAACAGGAGAAAAGCTATTAAACGTGCTGTGGTTCTTTCTAATGCGGTTACAAAAGTTAGCGTGTGCGGCGTTGAATATACAGTTGCAGAAGCAATAGAAATGAAAAACCATGGCGTAGAATTTGAGCAGAGACTTTCAAGCGCCATGAAGAGAGATTACACAAAGGCACAGGCAACAATATCAAAAGAAAATGGAAACGGTCTTGAAGAAAGAGCAGACCAGTATGTAACTGCTATCTACGGTCAGAAAGACAGCAAAACAAATGCTGCGGATATTGAGAAAGTCAGAAATGATTTCATAACTTCTAACCAGTTTGAACTGGTAGACCCTATCGGTGTACTTGAGAAAATTGATGATATTGACAAAATTACATCTGGATTTTTGACAGAGGTTGATTCACAGTTATCAGTTTCCAATGCACTGACAGAAATTACGATAGAATACTAACATTACATTCACTGTTTACTGAAAATCCTAAACTACAATTCATAAGTCTTTTTCGGGCATAGACTTATGCAAACAAAAAGAAACCCGAAAACTTTTCTTTTGCATAAGGAATGGGTAAATGTTTTGTTGGTTCAAATCCAACTGATTCGGGATAGAGTCATAGCCGAACTGGTATAGGCAATTTACAAACAAAAATTTACTGTAAAGATTAAAGGGTAAAGTTCAATGCTTAAAACTCAAAAATCAAAGCTTATTTCTATCAAAGCTAAAAGAACAAAGTTGAAGCAGTAAAGTTTTACAAAATCCTTGGGAAATGTTTGTTCAGTTAATTGTAATGCTGATGGATTTTACACAAGGCTGGTAAATGGTGAATTTTCAAAAACAAAAAGGAGTCAATATGGTCACAGGAATTATTCTTATATGGATTTTGATTAAGTTACAGGCACCAACATGGTTATTCTGGTTGGCAGGCGTGAGAATGACATGGTCAGTTTTTGAAATACTTATGTTCGTTTACAAAACAGGTAAGGAGTCATAGTCATGTTAATCTTTGGCAAGCAAATCACAGACGAGTGTTCCAGATGCGGTCAAGTCTTAGAATGCGAATTGTTCCGGCAGGGGCACGGCATCAGATGTGACCGACAGAACATATCAAAGATGCTGGAATGCCAGTTTGAACACAGGGAGAAGAGAGAAAATGAGAATAATTAGTCAGAATAGAGATTTATCAATAGACTTTGATAGAACACCTATATGCGTAAATTACAATCATGTACTGGCACTTGTAGGAGATAAAGAACGTGTCATAGGGCAATATGAAACGCCAGAACGTGCAAGGGAAGTATTTGACGAGATTAACGATTTTTATAATCCTATTGATATTCGATCTCTTGATGCAATAGGACTTATGCAAACTATGAGCGCCACAAAAAGAGAGTTACAGGTCTTAAACAGAAATATATACGAAATTCCAAAGGAGTAATTATGGACAATGTAAACCATCCAAGCTATTACAACTTATCAGGCAACGAAAACGGGCAGAGTAGGTTCGACTCCTACCGTTGCTATTAGTCCTGTTTTTAGTATTTTGGACAGGACGCACACAACATTTACCTTTTCTTCCGAGATAGGTATGTAATCTCCTCTACACCAGTTAGGACTACTGTTAAGGGCGGTGAGAGACCGTCCGACTGGTATCGGTCGAGTGAAATCCCACAACACTTGACCGCTTGGTGAAACCCCGAACCATAGCTTACGCAGATATGACCGTTACAGTCGGATTCCCCTTTACTTAGTGGCAATAGCTTAAAAGGCAGAGCAGGGCAGAGGTTTCCTATGCGGTGGTTCGATTCCACCTTGCCACTATCGGTAATTCAAGTAATTGCCGTATCTGCTAAGAGATATCAATAGTTTGCTTTGAGGTATCTTAAAAAACTACACTTGCGGAGATAAGCGACACTGTGACAGCAATAGCCAGTGGGTAGCAAGTGGCACTTTGGAAGTTTGTGCTGGTGCATCAGCGTAGCAGTTTATGAGAAGTGCAGAGAATTGTTAATATCATTTCAGTTCGTCTTGTGTACAATTTTATGATCATGTAATGTTATTGCTGATTCTTTGTAAACCGTGAAAATGCGCAGTTTTGCGGCAAATGAATCCCCTAGAGTGGTTTTGATGAACCTCTGACTAACAAAAACTTGCACTTAGTTAGGTGTGGAGCAAGTAAAAAACTGGAACCTAACGCAGCAGAATGTAGCGCAGTCGGTTAGAGCACCTGTCTTATATACAGGCGGTCGCAGGTTCGATTCCTGCCATTCTGATTTTTGCAAGTACCGTAGGTGAACTGCACAGATAGGAGAGAGTGATATGTGCGAATTTTGTTGCAAAATAGGAAAATTGGAAAAAATCAAGCAAGGAGCTTTTAAAGGCGGATATTATCCAGAAAAAAATGAAACACAAATTGTTGAATTTGAAAGTGCATTTCATTTATTCTTCGGATGCAGCGACCCCTTTATGTCTGGAATCGGAATCGAAGACATAAAATTTTGCCCTATCTGTGGTAGAAAGCTGGTGAAATGATGAAACCATTAGAAGAAATATTTTTTAGAGCTTGCGTGAATGAACAGAAAAGAAAATTGCGTTTGAGTGACCGTGAATTGAGCATAAGAACTATTGGAAATATTTTTGAAAGGCTTGGATTTTCATATAAGCAGTTAATGTATTATGTCAAAAAGTGGTCTGACAGGGGATTTTATGATTATGGAGTGACACTTGACTTGGGATGGTTTGAATTTGGCAAACTGACAGGAGAATATAAACAGATTTATGATTCTATGACAAGTACGGACGGATGGAAAGATGGGGAGCTAGCAAATTATATTGTTAGAAATTCTTTTAATCGAGAGCGGATAACTAATTTTCATTGAGAGAACATCTTGGAATCGGACAGGACAAAGAATTTTTTAATCCGCACAGAAAGGTGGAGAAATGAAAGACAACATTTTGATTATTACAGATACTTGCAGTCGAGAATTACTGGCAATGAAAGAGTTAGAAGCTCGAATAACAGACTCGAATATTCCAGGTTGCGTGTTCTTTGATTTTAGAAAGAATATCATAGATACCAAACATATAGAAATTCGTTTCCATGCCATTGATTCTGCTAAAATGGTTCAAAGAGACAGATTCACAGTCGGATATTCCATGTTTATGTTAGAGAATCCTGTATCTACAATGATTCTTGCAAACATAAAGCGGTGGAAAAAGATTGAGGAGATAGTACGCCATATGCCACGATCAGCAGAGGATATACCGTTTAAGGAGATTACGAAGTTTATCGAAGAATATAAGAAAGAGGATTGAGAGGATGAAACATCAAAAAGAATGGTGTACTTGCGATAGGTGCGGTGCTGAAATTAAAAAAAGAATATTGTGCGGAAATTCTGTTACAAGGAACGGTATTTTAAATGTCACATACGACTTGTGCTATAAATGTATGGAAGATTTCGAGGAGTTTATGAGAAATGAAAAGAATACTTAAAATTTTAGCAGAGACATTAATTGAATATGCCAGAATAATTGCTATTTGCTTTGTGGCTTGCACAATAGGAGCAATTTTTTATGTTTTTTTAGGCAAAATAGCATATGCGTGCTATTGGATAGCGGTTATTTTGATTGTGATTATCAGAGATATAACGATAAAGTCAAAAATGCAGGAAAGCACAAAGATTAAATTATTACTTTTACAGTATGAGGACGGAAGCACAAGTTTGTGTGTCGGGGATAGGCAAATTAGGCATATGACAAATATTGACATGCATATTGATAAGCTTCAGACAAAACTGGAAGTAGACCAAGTAACAAAAACTGGGAAAGTAACACATGTTGTTTTAATGGACGGTGGAAAGAATGAAGATAATTAGAGAGGGCAATCTAGAACTTGCTAAGAAAACTATTCGCTTTGAGTGTAAGGAATGCAAGACCATATTTGAAGCGGATAAGGGAGAATATGAATATTGCGGATGCCAGATTGAAGGTGACGAATGGAAAGCTGAATGTCCATTGTGCCACAAAACAGTATATTGCAGCTAAAACGATATTACCGGCTAACAAATGGAGTTAGTCGCTAACCTAAAACAGTTATAGGCAGAGGTCAAGGCACTTCTGCTATGCGGAGGTGTCCTTTTTGGCAAGTAAGGATTTAATAAACCAGTTAAAAGGTAATGACAATTACATAGAGCGAAAAGGAATCCATAACATTGTTAAAAATGGGGAATCCGAAGAAGTAATAAAAGCCTATGTCAATTCTATACAGTGGGGTATGTATAATGACAAAGACATACCATTCTCACTGGAAATTTCCAAGAAAACAAAAAACTTAATAGACAACATAGTTGCGGAAAGCACAGGCGGCGGTCATATTGGCGACTTAGAAATATACTGCGGAGATAATAACACCGAAATTACAGTCTTAAATAATTACTATGAGGTATTAAGACTTGAATCCGCATATCTGGTAGACAGCTTTTTTTATTACATTGAAATTGATGAAAAGGATCCGTGGAAAAGATTTTATTTCCCAAGAAGAAAAGTGCTACAACCTGTAGTCGGAGCATACCAGGAGATTTATGACGGAAAACTTGATTTTCTGTCTGTTTCTCAACCTAAACGTACTGGGAAAACTACAGGTGGATTGCGACTTGCTATGATGATGGGCGGTCGTGACCCAGATGGAAGTATATTTGGTGTTGGTAAAGGAGAAGGACTTGTTAAGAGATTCTACGGTGGATTGTTACAAGGATTTGAGACAGAAAGTACTTATCAACGATTTTTAAGTGTATTTCCAGAAGCAAAGAAAATAGGAGAAAAAGATTACAAAAGTGCTGAAAATCTATCAATCGACCTTAAAAGCAAGAACATTTTCCCGACATTTACATGCCGCCCGATTGATGGTGCAATCGTAGGATGTACCGAAGCAAATGTTCTTGTATACATTGATGACTGTGTAAAAAACCATGAGGAAGCACGAAACAGGGATAGACTGGAATTTTTATGTGAAAAGGTTACGGATGATGTTCTTGGACGTAGATTAGAGGGTACACCTATTATTATCCAAGGTACAAAATACAGTCTGTATGACCCGATTACAGCATTACAGAATAAGGCTGATGAATTGGAGTGGAGATGGAAAGAAGTTGCGATTCCGGCACTTGACCCGATCACAGATGAAAGCAATTGGGAGATTTATCGAAAAGATAAAAAGGGATTGCGGAAAATATTCACAACCGTTTACTACCAAAAGGAAAGAAAACTTGTTTCGGAAGAAACGTGGGCGGCAGAGTTTCAACAAGAACCATTTGAAGCAAAAGGGCGTATGTTTGCAGAGAATGAACTTAATTACTTTGAGGAACTTCCTATTGATCGTGAACCAGATGCGATTATGGCGGCTTGTGATAGCGCGGATAAGGGAGAAGACAGTTGTTCAATGCCGATTGGCTATGTGTACGGCAACGAGGTTTATATCGTAGATGTAGTGTTTGATAATGCCGGAACACAGTTTACCAAGCCAGAATGTGCAAACATGCTGATTAAGCACAATGTCAAAACAGTTACATTTGAGAGCAACAGCGCAGGAGAATACTTTGGTCGTGATGTAATGGAGATTGTAAATAAGCAGGGTGGCAGATGCAGCGCAAGATATAAATTCAACTGTGCTAACAAGATAACCAGAATGGAAAACGCTAGAGATAATATCATACGTGATTATTATTTCAAAGATTTTAAGAAAATGGACAGGCAAAGTCAGTATTACAAATTCATGAAAGAACTTACCACTATGACACGTAGCGGAAAAGTAAAACATGATGATGCACCAGACTCTTTAGCATTATTTGAAAATGAAATGCGTACAGGAGTATCAGCAAAAGCCGAAGCAGTCCACAACCCATTTAGGAGGTATTGAGTATGCAGACAAGAGAGTATCTGAATCAAATAAGCAGACTTAACAGGATGATTAATAATAAGTTGGTGGAAATACAGCAATTAAGGGAAATGACGTGCAATGTTACTGCTATACAGAATGATGAACGTGTAAAAACTTCCCCTGATCCAGACAGAATGGGAGTTACATTTTCCAAAATAGATGAAATGGAAAAAGAACTGGATAGAATGATAGACGGTTACGTTGAAAAGAAAAATGTAATCATAAGTCAAATTGACAGCATGGATGATGAAAATGTATATAATATTCTGTTTGCCAGATATATTGAGAAAAAGACTTTTGAAGTAATCGCAACGGAAATGAACTATTCTTTTCGCAATATTACAAGGCTTCATGGCAGGGCATTAAAGGAATTTGAAAAAAAATATGGTGAACAGTATATTGGATTATGATGTTGTCCTAGAATGTCCTATATACAGCGTGGTATTATTAAAATGGTTAAAGACCAAATCAATAAGTTTTCACACCTCTCTCAAAAAGCATCGTCTTCATGACGGTGCTTTTTTAATGCATAAAAGGGGGATTTATTTTGACAGAATCGAAAACAATATACTGCCCTATATGTCATAGAACGGTAGGTAGGCATGATATGCGGTCACAGACAAATACAATCTGTAAGTGCCGCAAATGTGAAAAGAGAATCATATACCACTATGATACAGGGGAAACAGAAGCAAAGAGATTACCACAGAGAGCCACTTCTAGCGGCGTTTGTTTTGTATAAGGAGAAGCAATGAACAACAGGACTTTTCAAGAGCTGGTCAAGGGATGTTATGGTCGAAAAATTGCATATACAGATGTTGAGACTATTACACAAGACAACATTGTAAAAGTCATTGGTCAGTGCATTGGAGCCTTTTACTTTAACAAAATGGCTATAGAGTACCTTTGGAATTATTACAAAGGTGACCAGCCTATCAGATACCGTGTAAAGATATCCAACGAGGATATTATCAATAAAATATGCGAGAACCACTCTTACGAATGGGTGCAATTCAAGGTCGCCCAGACATATGGCGAGCCTGTCCAGTATATCAGTCGCAAGGATGATGATGAAACCAACAATGCAGTTGATGAGTTGAATGATTATCTTGTGGATGCTAATAAGCAGGAAAAAGATATAGAAGCTGGAGAATGGCAGTCGGCAACTGGAACATCATTTAAAGCTGTGCAGTTTGCTAATGGAGATATACCGTTCAGAATTGTAGCACCCAGCCCTATGAATACTTTTATTATTTACAACCGCTCAACGAGAGAGCCGATTCTTGCAGTGCAGGAATTAAAAGACATTGAGGGGAACTGGTATAAACAATGCTACACAGATTCCCATGAATGCAAGATTGTAAATAGCAGTGTGCAAGACTGGAAAGTACACGCTTTTGGAAGTATTCCTATAGTGGAATACCCAAATAACCCATCCAGATTATCAGATATCGAATTGGTAATAGATATAATGGACGCTGTGAACAATATGCAGTCTAACAGAATGGACGGCATAGAGCAATTTGTGCAGGCGTGGATAAAATTCGTAAATTGTGAGATTGACGAAGAAGAATTTAAAAAAATGAAAATAAACCACGCTCTTGTAGTAAAATCCATTAACAAGGATAACAAGAGTGATGTTGATGTTATGACGCAGGAATTGAACCAGACGCAATGTCAAGTTGCTAAAGAAGATTTGATTGATAATGCCTTATCTATTCTGGCAATTCCAAATAAGCAGAGTAATACAGGCGGCGATACACAAGGGGCAGTGCAACTAAGAAACGGATGGGATTTTTCAAAATCCAGAGCAAAGCTAAAAGACCCGCTTGTAAAAACAGCAGAAAAACGCCTTGCAAAGCTGGTTTTAAATGTTATCCGCATAAAAGACCATGATTTGGGTCTTTCTATGAGGGATTTTGAAGTACAAATAAACCATAGCCCACAGGATAACATGTATACCAAGGCACAGACACTGTATCAGTTGTTACAGGCAGGCATACACCCACTTGTTGCTGTAAAAACAGTTGGACTTTGGGGAGATGCGGAAAAAACTTATTTAGTTTCTAAACCGTACTTTGATGTATTATGGAAAACCATTGATAATGTCGAAGCAGAAGAAAAGAAAGCACAGGAAGTTATGGAAAAATTAAACAATCAGCAGAATAAGGCAACTACCGGGGAATAATCGGTAGTTGTTTTTATTTTATAAAATTGCACCTATGCGGTAAATAGGAGAAATCACAGGTTGAGCAACCAACGTAAAAAAGCGTAGTGAATCGGAGGTAATTTATGACAAGAGAACAGGCAAAACAGAATCTTATTGCTATCGGAGTGGCAGAACCTACAGACGAACAGGTAAGCAATTATCTAAATCAGGTCAATGGCGAAACCAAAAAGGAGAAAGATAAGGCAGACCAGTATAAGGCAAAGGCTGATAATGTGGATGAATTGCAGAAAAAGCTGGATGAATTGGAAGCTGGAAATCTTTCAGAAGTTGAGCAGGCAAATAAAAACCTTGAAAAAGCGAATGCAAGAATTGCAGAACTTGAAAAGGCGCAGGCAATTGCAACACAGCGCAGTAATGCCGCTACCAAATTTAATGTAAGTGCTGAACAGGCGGCACAGATTATTAAGGATGACGGCACTATGGATTATGATGCTCTTGGAAAAATTATTTCTGACAAAGAAACTGCGGCGGCACAGGCAAAAGAACAGGAGATTGCAAACAATTCTACTAATCCAGGCGGCGGTACTGCTGGCAAAGAAAATGAAAATAAGACTACTGCTGAAAAACTTGTTGAAAAGTTATACGGCGGTCAGAAACAGAACAATGATATTTTATCACACTATGTAGGAGGTAACTAAGATGATGCAGTTTGAGCAGACAACATACGCTGGCGATGTTGAAATCTTAAAAAGAAAGCCGTTTGAAGGAATCCCTATGACACTTGATTTTACAAGCGTTGATACAAAACTGGCAAACGGTAAAAAGGTTGTAAAAGCAGGAACCCCTATCGGTTCTACAGGAGTAGCAGATAACACGGCTACAGTAGTGGGAATCTTATTACATGACGTTACAGAAGATAGACCACAGGGAACGTTGCTTAAAAAGGCATATATTGACAAAACAATTGCACAGACACATTCAGGCGTTGAAATTGCGGCAGTTGCAAAAACGGCATTGCCAATGATTGTTTTTGAATAATTAACAGGAGGTAAAAATAATGCTAGTAAATGAAGTAGTAAATACAAAGGCTATTGCACTTGCGGCTACAGAAAACACAAGTAATACAATTCCTTATCTTGGTTTACAGTGGTTTCCAGAGAAGAAAAAGTCAGGTCTTGATTTAAAGTGGATTAAGACACACAAGGGACTTCCTGTATCACTGAAACCGTCTAATTTTGATGCGCTGCCAACAATCAGAGCAAGGGGCGGATTAAAGACAGAAAAAACACAGATGGCATTTTTCCGCGAACAGATGATTGTCACAGAAGAGGATGCACAGGAAATTGATAGAATCAAAGATGAAAATGATCCTTATTTGCAGGGTGTATTGCAGAGTATTTATGATGACACTAATACTCTTGTGAGCGGAGCGGAAGTCGTGCCAGAAAGAATGAGAATGTCTCTTCTCTCAACAACAAATGGACATCCTACAATCGGTATTGAATCTGACGGTGTTAAGTATGAGTATGATTATGACCCTAACGGAGAATACACAAAGAAGCATTACTTAAAATTGCAGGACACGGCTATGTGGAGCGATACTACAAATTCCAAGCCACTCACTGACCTTAATAATGCAAGAAAAGCACTTGCAAAATTAGGAAAGATTGCTTCCTATGCGCTTATGAACTCTAACACATTTAATTATCTGTTAGAAAATGCACAGGTCAAAAATGCTATTCTTGCGCAGAACTTAACGGCAAACATTGAGCTTACAGATGATAATGTTGTCTCTATCACAAAATCAAGAACAAAACTTACTATTGTTCTTTACGACAAGATGTACATTGACGATGAGGGAAACGAACAGTATTTCTACCCTGACAATAAGGTTACGTTACTACCAAGTGGTTCTCTTGGCAATACTTGGTTTGGAACTACTCCAGAAGAAAGAACAGCTTCACAGGTTGCTGATGTAGATGTTTCTATGTATGGTATGGGAATTGCAGTTGCTAAGAAAGTTGAATACGGTCCTCCTGCAATCACATCTGTTACAGCTTCAGAAATCGTACTTCCTTCTTATGAGAATATGGATTCAACATTTGTAATCGAAGTACATTCTGCTTAGTAGGAGGTATCGTGGATGAAGTATCCGTATATCGTAAATAAAAACGGTGTTTGGTATCCAGCAGGAACAGAAGTGCCAGACGGAAATGCTGATAAGGAAGTTAAAACAGAAAATCAGCCATATACAAAGACAGACATTAATCGCATGAGCACTGCAGACTTACAGAAGTTAGCAGGAGAAAAAGGAATTGAGAATGCTGATTCCTTTAGCGGTGCAGATTTAAAGAAAATGCTTATTGATTTAATGCAGTTATAAGGAGGTATTAAGTAATTAAATATATTATCAAACGTGGATAAACATATCCAAAGATACTCAAAATCCAGAGTATTAGTTGGTAACTTAAAACCACTGAAATCTTAGGAAATATAAGCCAGTACAAGTTGAAAAAGTCTTGTTAACTATAGGGTAGAACCTTGATGGTAAAGATTGAGTAACGGTGTGAGTCTACGAAAACCAAGTAGCAAAAAAATATTAAGAAAGGAAAAGCTATTTAGATGAAAACCTGTATTTAATCAATAAAAAAGAATTTATAGGTATGTACCGATGGCTTAGTCGGGAATTTACGACTGTGGAGTGTACAAGAACTTGTGAGTAGTGTGTCACTTGCGACCACCAAAGCATACACGATGAAGCAGTAACTACAAATTGTGAGATTGTAGCGAATCATCTAGCATATACATTTGTATATGTTTTTAGTAGCAGTCCGTATGGAAGAATACAGTACTTTACAGAAAGTAAAAATCAGATTGGGGCAATTTCATATAGAGGAAGTCACAGACCCAGATACAGGGATTGCATCTGATGTTACTGTATTCGATCGTAAGGAAGATAACCCACGGTTAGAGCTTCTCATTAAGCAGTCAACAAATGAAGTAATTAACAGACGGATGTACCCAAAGTCTTATGCACAGAAACAGATTGACGAGGACTTGAAGAAATTTGAGGATGTAATCATTAATTTAACGGTTTATGACCGTTCACAGGCTGGCGAAGCGTACATGGCATCTTACACAGAGAATGGGGTAATCAGGAACTGGAAAGATAGAGACACGCTTCTGGTAGGTGTATATCCGTTTGTTAAAGTCCTATAAAGAAGATTGTGCATGACCTTTTTACTGGAATCAGTAAGATGGTTGTAGGCGGCGCACAGTAAGAGGTGGAGGGTGGTGCGCCATTAAAAAGAAAGGACGGTATATCAATGCCAACAGCAGTTATTATAAGCATCATATCAGTTGCTTTTTCCGTCTTTTTTGGATTGGTAAGCTTGTTTCTTAATTTGAAGAAAGACAAGAAATCCGATAATTCAGAAATTGAGGAACGTGTCAGGGAAAACACACGAATAAACATGAAGCTTGATTCTATATCAACCAATACGACAGACATTAAAAATGAAATTACAGAAATGAGAAAAGAACTTAATTCTCATGATAACAGAATTGTAAAGGTTGAGGAAAGCGCAAAACAGGCGCACCACAGAATAGATGAGCTTGTAAAAAGATTTGAAGACAAGGAGTGATACATTATGGATTTTGCACAGGTATCTACGGTTGTTTCAATCGTAGTGATTACTTATCTGATTGGTCTTGCGGCTAAAGCAATTCCAAGCGTAAAGGACAATTACATCCCGATTATCGTAGGTGTGGCAGGCGGCATCTTAGGCGTAGTTGGAATGTACGTAATTGCTGATTTTCCAGCAAATGACGTGCTGAATGCAATTGCAGTAGGAATTGTAAGCGGTCTTGCAAGCACAGGCGTAAATCAGATTTATAAACAGGTCAAAAATGCTTGATATTAATAAGCAGAAAATGAAATACGCCTTGCAGGGTCAGACCGTGACCGTTGAGGAAACTGACGAATATGGAAACCCAGTGTATGAGGGATATACGGACGCAAGTGGAAACTTCATTCCATACCTTGATTCACAGGGCAATCCGATCCCAAAGACAAAGGAAGTAAGCGGATTCTCTGAACCAGTTACGTTCTATGCAAATATCAGTAATAAGCTGTCAGAAGTATTGGTAAAGCAATTCGGCATAGACGATAGCACATCATATGTACAGATTGTTACAGATAAAGGATATCTGCCTATAAACAATGGTGATGTCGTATGGAAGAAATCAGAAGTCATTCTGAATGATGATGGATTGCCAGACGAGAACAGCGCAGATTACATTGTAAAAGGCGTAGCTGATGAGGGATTGACAACCGATTTATTCCTGTTACAGAAAGTTGTTAAGTAGGTGGACGTATGGCAAAGAAAGTTATCTCCATGACATTATCACAGAAATCCGTACAGAACGTCATAAAGGAGCTGAGAAGCTATCAAAATTCGTTGGAGTATAAATGTAGGCTATTAGCTGAAAAACTTGCTGAAAAGGGCGTAGAGATTGCAAGATTGCAAGTAACAGACCTTGATGCAGTATTTACTGGTGATTTGATGAGAAGTATTCATTCAGAGCACATAAGAGATATAAAAGGCGGTGGCGTATACTCGGTTATAGCTGATGATGAATCAGCATTGTTCGTAGAGTTCGGAACAGGAATTGTCGGACAACAAAGCCCTTATCCAGGCAAACTACCAGATGGTGTTACATGGGAGTATGCAAGCGGTAAGACCATAAGACAATTAGCAGACGGACGCTACGGATGGTTTTACCGTGACGATAACGGTCAATGGTGGTTTACAGAGGGTATGCCTAGCAGACCATTCATGTACTACACGGCTAATGAACTTAGAGACTTGATAATGGAAACTGCCAAGGAGGTGTTCACCGTTGATTGATAATTCATGGGCTTTACGATTGCAAGACCAGTTATTCAACATGTTTTCACATGAAATGAAGTTAGCATATGGGAACAAGTACAAGAACCTTTACTTGACACAGGATGAAGCAGTCACAGGAACACCAAAGTTTCCGACAGTGCTAATGAGACAGATTGGTGCTACAGAAGCAGGACAGGATTTAACAGGCGAGCGAATAAACGCTGTAAGACCAACATTTCAGATTACCATTAACTACCAAGGTGAAAAAGCAGAAGACAGGGCAAAATTAGTTGATATGACCGCAACGGCTATCAACTTTTTTAAATGGAAAAGGTTTGAGATAAGCAATCCTGTTTATACGATAACCAATAAAATAAGGACGGCAACATTTAGGGCTACACGAACAATCGGTTCGCTTGACCCATTACAATAACTATTAACTGGCACACAACAGGGTGTGTCACTGACCGCATTAATTAGCGGTAGAAAGGACGGTAATATATGGCGGCAACTATAGCTGGCTTATCCAGTCTGGGTATTACGTTTGGTTATGGCGTAGAAGATACAGCAGGAACAAAACCAGATACATTTACCCAGTTGGACAGAATTAATGCTATCGGCGGTATCACAATCGAGAATGAACAGATTGATGCATCTGCACTGGAAGATTTGGTCTCCAGATACATTCAGGGACGTGGTGATACAGGCGGTTCATTTGCAGTTACTATTAACTTTACAACAGAAACACTTACGCAGTGGGAAACGGTAATTTCTACTTACACAGCGCTGACAGGTGGTAAGAGAATGTGGTTTGAGACCATTATTCCTAAGTTTGAAAAGGCTTTCTTTGTTGTGGCACAGCCACCTACAGCCATTCCTGCGCCAGAGTTTGCACAGAATGAGCTGCTTACCCTTGAAATGAACCTTACAATCGAGGAATACAAGGGCATGGAAACAAAGGTAGCATTTACCTAAGCAACAGTTAGACAGATTTTAGGGGCGGTCTTAGGACTGACCCCTTTCTTACTAATAGTAAGGGAAAGGGAAATAATATGATGAAAATTAAAGTAAATGAAAAAGAATACACAATCAAATTCGGTTATGAACCGACACTGAAATCAAGATTGCTTTCAAGAGTAGCAAAAATGTCCGTATCTATGAAAGAGAACGCACAGGATAATATGGAGCAGATTGAAAATATGCTTTTATTTATCCCAGAAATGGTACTGGTCGGATTGCAGAAGTTTCACGCTGATGAGTTCGGCTATAACCTTGATACCAAAGAGGGTTACGAGGAGGCAAAAAATAAGGCTTTTGAGCTTGTCGGAAATTATGTAGATAATGGTGAAGTAGACGTAACAGACTTCTTTACAGATTTACAGGAGGAAATGACTTCTAACGGTTTTTTAAAGAAGATGTTCGAGAGGGAGGTTCAGAAAGAACAGGCGGCAACTCCGAACAGCAAGGAGAAAGCCGAGAATTAACATGGGAAATATACTGTAACGAAGTACGCCCTTATTGGCTTACTGTCACTAAGGGGTACGGACTTACAGTGCATGATATAGACTGGTCTTGTCCTGCTGATTTAAGACCATACGAACAGGCATACAGACTGGAAAAACAGAAAAATGACAATGACGCATGGCTTACGTTTGGCACATATGGCATATCTGCTCTTACGGTTGCTATTGATCGTTGCTTAAATGGACGTAAAGCACGTAGCAAGTACATTGAGAAGCCTATCATGCAGGAACTTGAAGAGAAGAACAAGCCATTATCGGAAGAAGAAATGGACAGACAGAGAGAACTGTTTGTAGCAAAATTGGAAGCCATGAGAGTTAATTTTGAATTGAATCATCCAAAGGGAGTTGAAAAGAAATGAGCTATATCGGTATAGATGTATCGGCATATCAGGGAAATATTGACTGGACGAAAGTCAAGGCAGTCGGCATCCAGTTTGCCATCCTTAAAATCATCCGTAAGGACTTGAACCGTGATAAGCAGTTTGAAGCTAACTGGTCAGGCTGTAAAGCAAACGGATTGACGATACAGGGCGTTTACAACTACAGCTATGCGACCACAGTTACAAAGGCTAGAAATGATGCAAGGAAAGTAGCAGAAGTGCTTAATGGTCGTGAGACAATGGTATGGCTGGACGTGGAAGATAACTGTCAGAAAAGACTGGGAAGCAAGCTGATTGATATTATCAACGCTTACGGTGATGTTATCAGAAGTTATGGGCTTACATTCGGTGTGTATACTGGAAAGTCTTTTTGCAATTCCTACATCAAGCCATATGGCGGTGTGAAATATCCTATGTGGATTGCGGCATATGGAAAGAATAAGGGAAACATGGACTTGAAGTACCAGCCACAGATTGAAAACATGGTAGGCTGGCAGTACACATCAAAAGGTACTGTAAGCGGCGTTAATGGCAACGTTGATATGAATATATGGTATCGTGAATTAAACGAATTACAGACCGTCTACGACACGCACAATAACCCATATACAGAGCCTGCACGTATATTATACAAGACATTCCCGTGTATGCGTGGTGATGATGTGAAATGGCTACAGACGGAACTTATCTATCATAAGTGCCTGCCTGCCAAAAATGCAAAAGGCAAGAGCAATATTGATGGCATCTTAGGAAATGATACAGCCAGTGCAATCGGAGTTTTCCAAAAACGTGTAGGAATCACGGTAGATTGCAAGGCAGGAAAAGTAACAAGAGAATATCTGAAAAGATAACACAGGGGCGGTAGAGGTCATAGTCTACTGCCCTTTTTACTGGCTATCGGTTGGAGATAGTCACTCACTTTAATAGTTGAAAGCAGGTGCAGTATGGCAGAAATAGATTCACTGGAAATTCAAATTAAAGCGCAGGCAACAAAGGCGAATAATGCGATTGACAAGCTGATTACAAAACTTGATAAACTGTCTACTTCATTGAACAGCATTAATACCAGTAATTTGAATGGTCTTGCTAATAGCGTGAACAGGCTTTCAAGTGCCATGCAGAGCATGAATAATGTTAAGACTGCTGACTTTACACGACTTGCAAAGGGCATAGAGAAGATATCCACAGTAGACACAACTAAAATAAACCGTGCGGCATCCTCTATGAACCAGCTTAGTAAAGCATTTGGAAATATTCAGGCTAGTAGTTCTGCTACTGCACAGATATCAGAACTGGCAAAAGGAATTTCACAGTTAGGTTATAAATCGTCAACTAAGGCTATAGAGAATATCCCTAAACTTGCTACAGCGATGCAGGGGCTTATGACAACGCTTTCCAAAGCACCGACAGTAAACAGAAACCTTATTGACATGACTAATGCGTTGGCGAAGTTGGCAAGAACAGGTGCTTCCAGTGGTCGTGCGGCTAATTCCCTTGCAAGTAGTCTGAATGTTTTTAGCAAGTCGGCTAAAAGTGCAAAGATAAACAGCTTTTCCCTTGCTTCTGCATTTGGAAAATTATATGCATCATACTGGCTATTGTTCAGAGCGTTCCATAAGCTGGGGGAAGCAATCGACATATCATCCTCATTGACAGAGGTAGAAAACGTTGTAAGAACTACATTTGGAAATTACGAAAAACTGATACAGGACTTTTCAAAGACTTCTATACAGGATTTTGGTATGTCAGAGCTTATGGCAAAACAGGTAGCAAGCCGATTCCAAGCTATGGGCGTTGCCATGGGATTCTCACAGAAGAACATGGCGAATATGTCTTTGGAATTAACGAAGCTGACCGCAGACATGGCATCTTTTTATGACATGTCACAGACGGATGTTGCAAGGAATTTACAGGCTATTTTCACAGGAGAGACAGAGCCTTTAAGAAAATATGGTCTTGATTTAACACAGGCAACATTAAAGGAATGGGCGTTGAAACAGGGATTAGATGCTGATATTACATCTATGACACAGGCGCAAAAGGCTATGTTGCGATACCAGTATGTCATGCAGAATACAGCCGCCGCACAGGGGGATTTTGCAAGGACAGCAGACACATGGCATAACCAAATTACGGTTCTTACTCAGTCATTCCAACAGCTTGCGTCCATTATAGGCGGTGCTTTGATTAATGCATTCAAGCCATTTGTACGCACTCTGAATCAGGTTATGCAATATGTAATTGCATTTGCGGAGACTGTTACAAATGCTTTAGGTTCAATATTCGGATGGCAGTATGAGGTATCTGCTGGCGGTGTAGCCGAGGACTGGGCAGACGGCATGGAAGATTTTTCGGATGCTACTGGTGATGCGGCGAAGAACGCTAAAAAACTGAAAAATAATGTACTTGCTCTTGATGAATTAAACATTAACTCTGGAGATAATGATAAAAATGGTAGCGGCGCAGGTGGTGGAGCAAGCAAAGTTGATAAGACACAAGGCGGTCTTGTACAGGTAGATACCATTTTCAAGGGATATGAGAGTGGTATTAAGAGCTTAGAGGGATTAGGAAAGACCATTAATGCGGCTCTTAACAAGGCTATGGACAATGTGGACTGGAATAAAATCTATAAAAAGGCTGATAATTTTGGAAAAGGTCTTGCGAATTTCCTTAATGGTCTTATATCTCCCAGATTATTTAGTAATGTAGGAAAAACAATAGCAAATTCCTTAAATTCAGCATTACATTTCCTTGATTCATTTGGCACTACATTTGATTGGAGGAACTTTGGAGAATCATTAGCCGAGGGAGTAAACTCTTTCTTTAGAAATTTTGATTTTGGGTTACTGGCACATACTATCAATACATGGGCTAACGGCTTGTTAGATACCATGATTACGTACCTTAAAAAAGTAAAATGGTCTTATATTGGTTACAAAATAGGAGATTTTATATCGAAGATAGATTTTAAAGGAATTTTGTCTAAGGTAGGTCAAGTAATATGGCAGGCTATCAATGCCGCAATTGAAACCTATATAGGAATATTCAGCGCAGCACCTATTGAAACAGCAATTACAACATCTGTATTACTGTTGAAATTTACTGGTCTTGGTGCGTCTATAGCAGAAAAGCTAAAAGGTGTAATAAATACTGCGATTGCATCTGTATTAGAATCTGGCATTACATGGTCTATTGCAATTCCTCTTTCAATCACATTACTTGCTAATAAGTTGGATAGCACTTTTATAGACTTAGAGCTTGCTAAATTTGGAGAGGAACAGTCTAAAAAGTATGGAGATACTTTTAACAATATAGCAGAAAAAGCAAAAAACCTTACAGACAGAATAAGGGAAACAAATGAAGCATTTAGAGAACAGATAAATACAAAGGATGAAAATATTCTTTTTCTTGAAACACTTGCTGATAAATATGGAGCATTAAGCAGTAAGACAAATCTTACAGCAGACGAGCAAAAATTACTTACACAGTACACACAAGAACTTATTAGCAAAATGCCCGAACTGAATGAGTACTATGATTCAGAAAATGAAAAACTGACAATCACTACCGATAAGCTGAAAGAATTAATTACTCAAAAAGAAAAACAGATAAGACTTGAAGCTATTTCAGAGCAGTGGAAAGAAACATTAAAACAAGAAGCAGAAGCTCAGATGCAAGTCAAGGAAAACGCACAGAATCTTTCTAAAGCACAAGAAGATTTAGCGTACTGGACAGGAATCTGCAATGATGAACTTGAAAAATCCGGTGGAAATGCTAATCTTGCGCCGTATCAAGACGAAGTTTCTAAAGCTTCACAGGCGGTAGAAGAATTTAGCAACGTACTTAAAGAAAATAAGCAACAGTTAGACCTTATTTCTGAACAATCTTCTTTTTATGAAGAAATGTACAACTCAATAAGCATTGGAGCAGAAGAAGCAAAAACTACAGCAAGAACCAATGGGCAGAATGTAGCAAGCGAATACGCAAGCGGAATTTCTGACAATGCTAGTATGTCTACAGAAGAGATAGACGCTATGGTAAACAATGCCACAACGCAGTTAGAGTCTATTAATAATACGGCATACGATAGTGGAAAGAATATGGTTTCGGAATATTCCCAAGGTGCAAAAGACGAATCAAATTCTACAGACTATTCAGAGCTGGGTGAAAACATAGTTGCTGGCATTACAGAGCCTATGGGAGATAGCAACTCAGAATTGACTATAGGTGATGTAGTAAGCAGATTTTTTGATAAATTTGTTGGGAAAATAAAAGATGTATTCGGTATTCATTCCCCTGCGGAAGAAATGAAACCATTAGGCGAAAATATCTTCTTAGGAATCATTGAGGGATTTACTTCTCTATTCGATACGTTTACAGAGAAGATTAACGAATTTTGGGAAAACTATGTTCTTCCATGGTTTACCGTTGAAAAGTGGACTGAACTGCTGGGGAATATCTTAGTAGCGGCGCAGACCAAATGGGATGAAATGGTGGAATGGTGGAATGGAACAGCACTGGTTACATGGTGGGAAGAAAGCGTTGTACCATGGTTCTCATTAGAAAAGTGGCTGGAAGTACTCAATAACGTAAAGGAATCGTTCAATACTAAGTGGACGGAGACATCTACTCAATGGGTAGCCAATCTTACTAAGTGGTGGACTGTTAATGTTGCGCCATGGTTTACTAAGAAGAAATGGGATGATGTTCTAAACAAAGTACCAGTAGCATTTAAGGACGCTTTCAAGGCGGCGGCTAATGGTGCTATCGGATTCTTGAACGGTGTAATTGATGGTGTAGAAAGTCTTGTAAACCGTGCTATAGACGGATTGAAGAAGCTGGCAGAAGCGGCAAGCAAAATACCAGGGGTTAGCTTTAGTATTGATATACCTAACGTATCATTCCCACGCATACCTACATTCCAAACAGGTGGATTCCCAGAGGACGGACTTTTCATGGCTAACCATAACGAGCTTGTAGGACGGTTTTCTAACGGAAAGACAGCGGTTGCAAGTAATGAAATGATTGTGGCAGGAATTGAAGAAGCGGCATATAGAGGTTTCTCACGTGCGTATGAAGATAATAATAGAGAAGCTACATTGCTTTCTGAAATATTAGATGCAGTCAGAGAGGGTAAAGAAATCTCTATTGACGGAAGAAGCCTTGTTTCCGCTGTAGAAGAAAGAAGCAATAGAAACGGATTTAGTTTTGCATAAATTATGGTAAACTTTTGTAGAAATTCCCCTCTCATAAGTGGTATAATAAACCAAAATGAGAGGGGGCTTTTACATGAATAAAGCAAAAACAAGTATAGGTATTGCACTGATAGCCATATTAATTATTGTATGCGCTAATTATTTAGATAACAGGGCAATAGTGAAAGAACAAGAGGAATGGAAACAGGAACAGATTGAAAAGTACGGTAAAACGTTTGAACAGTCGGAAAAAGAAGCAAAACAGCTTACCCAAGAAATAGAAGAAACAAATCAAAGAGCAAGAGAAATGATGAAAAATTGGTAGGTGATTGCTATGGATAATATGGAGATTGAACAGAAACTTATCGAGCTGGAAAAAAGTATTAAAAAGATTGAGTTTGAACAGTTGGACAGCGCAGGAGAATTTCAAAGACTAGCAGAAGAAATAATACAGGCAAGAGAAAGCAATAGTAAATTGCTGGAATCCAAGTACAAATCAAACGATTTTCTTATGAAAGAGAATCAAAAATACGCTCATGTGGCAGACGATAGGTACATAGACGTAATCGACAAACTGAATAGCATAGAAGCAGAAATAAAAGAAATAAAGAAGAAAATTAAGTAGGGCGGCACTTGACCGTCCTATTTTTATGCATAAAAAGTAGCGCTCATTTTTTAGCGCTATTTAAAATCGAATCATTAATTATGTAAATGTAATACATTGTAAAATATACTTTGTAATGACAATGAACAGGGGGTTGACGAATGGCAAAAGCAACACTTCCAACAAATTTTAAAGACGATATATTGGATAAAAAAATGGGTGGTCGGCGCAGATACCGAATGACTACCAATTCAGACGGAACGGTGACACTGGAAGATGTAACGACATATACACAGGTCGGTGGAGAATTTAAAGCATCTAACATAAATGACACGAACAAAGCTATCAATGCGGCGGCTGACAAGAATAAGATTCTGACTACACTGGATGATGTAAAAGCCTGTACGCAGTCTGGTTACATGGTGGATTGTTTGGTAATAAAAGCAATGCTGGAGGGATAAGATATGTCAATGAGTTCATTCTTAAATGTCAATGGGTATGATTTTCCTTGTCCTGCTGTCGGCTTTTCATGGACGATATCTACCACAGTAAATGCAGGAAGAAACGCAAACAATGCAGTTATCGGTCAGAGAGTCGGAAGAGATTTATATAAACTGGACAATCTGAAATGGGTAGGACTGACGGTAGAGCAAAGACAGATGATGTTAAAAGCAATAGAACCATTTTATCTACCTGTCACATTTGAGGATATGAAGAATCCTGGAAACCCGATTACGATCACAATGTACCCGGGAGACAGAAAAGGTGTGCCACTATTTGTTGACCGACTTACGCATATGATAACCAAAGACGAGACTTTATCATTTAACCTTATAGATTGTGGGTGGTAGTTATGCAGAACGTATCTAAGGCTTATAAGCAGTCCATGAAAAGAATAGGGCGTAACAGGGGATATATAAAAGCGACAATCGGTGTAATAAACTCACAGGCGCAGAAAAATGTTGCTGTAGATGATCGTACGGCGGTTACTTACTTTTCGGACGTGAGAAAGCCTTTTAACAACTACACGGTAGACAATGTATACGCCACGGCAGAGCAGGATTTTTCAAAGGTGGACGGCACAATGTACTTTCTTCCACCATGGAACAACGACTATTACAATAATGGAATTGTGACAGCTAACATATTGGGTACTATCTATATATCCTTTTCTGGAATCACAGGACTTGATATAAAGGGATTAACAATAGACTGGGGAGAATATTACCCAGTTGATTTTACAGTCCAAAATGACAGTGTTACACGCTCTTACAGCGGTAATGATAAAAGCTACTGGGTGACAGAAGATGTATTCAACGGCACTTCTTATCTGATTATCACACCTACCAAAATGGTAAACGGGCAGGGAAGACTAAGGATATATCAGTTTTACTGCGGTATCGTCAATGCATTTAGCAACAAGGAAGTAAAAAAATACAGCGGTAAACAGTATGTATCTTCCATAACAGATACAATACCGTCTAACGATATATCATTGACGATTGATAACCAGAATCAATACTATTCCCCCGACAATCCAGACAGCGCACTTGCTTACATGGAAGTCGGACAGGAAGTAAAGATTCAATTCGGATATGATGTGTTGGGAAATGGGGAAATAGAATGGCTACCAGAGGAAACAACCTACCTTCACACATGGTCGGCAACTGATACGGAAGCCAAGTTTACGGCAACAGACAGGTTCGATTACATGACAGGTAAGTACTACCGTGGACTTTACAGAGAAAACGGAATAAGCCTATATGACCTTGCTATTGATGTGCTGAATGATGCAGGAATAACGGACGAAAGAGAATACTCAATAGACCCATATTTAAAAAATATCAAAGTACAGAATCCTATGCCAGCGGTAAAGCACAGCGAAGCATTACAGATTATTGCCAATGCAGGGCGGTGCGTGCTATTTGAGGATAGAAATAGTAAAATCCATATGCAAGCGTCATTCATACCAGACATGACAGCAGAATCCAATGGAGAAACATCATACAGCCATGTATCTGATGTACTGAACAGAGAGGATAAAGATGCTTATGCGATATGCAGTTCTGATTTTTCCAAAGTGGACGGAACTGTATTTTTTATGCCTGCTGACAGCAATTACTTAAAGACTGGTTATATCAGTTCACAGATAGCAGATGCAAGCGGAACTTTTGCAGAGAATCCAAAGATTACCATTAATCTTGAAGCGGCATTTGTAGCGTATGGATTGCAGATAGAGTTCAGGAATGTTGCACCGGATCAGTTTAAGGTAACGACATATTACCAAGATTTAGAAGTGGACAGCTACACGGTAGAGCAGGGCGGGGAACTGGAATATACCACATTTGAACAATTTAATCTGTTTGATAAAATGGCGTTAGAATTTACCAAAGCACAGCCGAACAGCAGAATCACAGTGGATAATATCACTGTCGGGGATGTCACTGACTACCATATCACAAGAAATGATATGACAGCCAGCCCTACAGCAGTAAGACAAAATAAAATCAAGGCTATCAGCGTAATTAAGACACAATACCGTAAATCAAGTGAGAATAAGGATATCTCTACAGAAGAGATTACCATTAGTCCTGCTAACAATGTGCATACGGTTTACTTTCAAAATCCCTGTTACGGACTGACAGCAGTAATTGATAACGGAACAGATGACGGTGGAAATCCGATTCCAAGTTCTATATCGGTACAGATTACAGACAGTAGCAGTTATTATGCCACTCTACAGTTTAGCGGCATTACGGAAGAAACGATTGTTAAGTATGTAATTAAAGGATATGAGTACGTTACCGAGGAAATAGGCTACACGGTCACACATAATGACAATGGGGATATTAAGACATGGAAAAATCCGTTAATCAGTACTACAGAATTAGCCAAAGACCTAGAGGAATGGCTTGCAAGCTATTATTTAGGAGATGTGGATTATCAGATTAAATGGCGTGGAGACCCAAGGACAGATGCTAACGACTTATATTATATGGAATTAAAAGACCGTGGAGAAACCATGATAAGGACGTACCAAAATGAGATAACATTTAATGGCGCATGGTCGGGAACAATGAAAGCAAGAAAGGCGGTGCTGTAATTGGCAATAACTAAAGTAACAGCGGCGGTTGCTGACGATACAACCGATTTAAAACATAGCAATTCAACATATACTGGAAGCCTTACAGCACCTAAAGAATCGGGCGATTATCCTGTTACGGTGTCTGCCTATGATGATGCAGGAAATGTAACCGTAAATAAATCAACGGTAGCGGAAGTAAGCCTATGGCATACTCCTAAGACTAATTGGACTATAAATGACCGATTCAATTATGTGGACTATAACCGTATTAAGAACAATCTGAATTATCTGTATGAACTAGCACAGGAAGTATATAAGCAGTTTTCAATTGTGGATATGGGCGCAGATATTGAAGATTATACTGGATGGTTTACGGCGGCGGCTTTTAATGCTTTTGAAAGCAACCTTGAAACGATTAATAAGAACATATTCACACAGGACTACGGCGTATCACAAAGATTCTTTGATAACGGACAATTTATCAAATGGGATGAATTGAACCGTATAGAGTCGGCTACGTTGCAAATGAATGACCTTTTGGATAGACAGAAAGCCACTCTGCGGAAATTGCCATTCAGACTGGGAGCATTTAGGGAGGTAAGAATATAAATGGCTATATCAAGCGTACAAGCAACAATCAAAGGTACTACATACAATCTGACCCTGAATAGCTCTACTGGATTGTATGAAGCAAGTGTTACAGCACCAAGTACCAGTTCATACAATAATAACAGCGGTCATTATTTCCCTGTAACGATTAAGGCTACAGACAGTGCAGGAAACAGTACGACAATCAATGATACAAATGCAACACTTGGAAACAAACTGAAATTAAAAGTAAAAGAAACCACTGCGCCAGCTATTGTAATTAGTTCTCCGACAGAAAGCCAAGTAACTAATAACACAAAGCCTACAGTTAATTTTACTGTTACAGATGCAGACAGCGGTGTTAATTCTGACAGTATCAGCATTACGGTTGACAGCGGTAGTGCTGTGACAAGTGGGATCACTAAGACAGCAATAACAAATGGATATTCATGCTCTTATGTGATTCCTACGGCTCTTACAGACGGAAACCACACTATAAAAGTAAATGCCAAGGACAATGACGGAAATGCCGCCACACAGCGTACAGTAACGTTTAAGGTGGACGCAACGCCGCCAACATTATCCGTATCTGCACCGACTAATAATCTTGTCACAAATGTTGCATCATGCACAGTAACAGGAAAGACCAGTGATGTTACAGCAGGAGTCAAATCAGTTACAGTTAGTATAAATGGCGGTACGACTACTAACGTCACAGTGGATTCAAGTGGTAATTTCAGCACAACAATTACTCTTGCAGAGGGAGCAAATACAATTGTTGTCACTGCCACAGATAACGGTGGTCTTTCTTCCAGTGTTACAAGGATTGTGACGTTAGATACAGCGGCACCAGTTATCAATTCTGTAGAAATCAGCCCGAACCCAGTAAGCACAGGAGAAGTATTTACAGTAACCGTTAAGGCTGCGGATTAGGCGGTGCTTATGGGTGTAGTAATAACAAATGTTACAATTTCCAAGAATCCAGTAAATACAAAGGAAACATTTAAAATATCGGTTGCTGTCAAAGAGACAGTGACCGAACCTACAATGTATAGATTGCCCATGAGATTAGGGCAAGAAAAGGGAGGTATAAAATAATGGCAAAGGCAAATTTACCTGTCAATTTCAAAGACGATATATTGAAAGAAAATATGAACGGCAAGCGTAGATTCAAAATGATTCAGAACAGTGATGGTACAGTCAGTTTTGAAGATGTGACAGATTATACACAGGTTGGGAGTACATTCGGGGCGGCGCAGATAAATGCCACAAATACTGCTGTGAACAATGCGGCAGACGCAAGCAAGATTATTGACAGCTTAGATACGATAAAGGCAAATACGCAGTCTGGATATATTGCTGGGGCATTGGCAGTTAAGGCATTAAGTAGTAATTTAAAACCAAAGCTTATTACAAAAAATATAACTATTGATGCTAGTTCTGGAACTGGAACTGTAAACCCTGGATTTCCGAATAGACTTCTTGGGGTGGTATCATCTAATAGTGGTGGATCTAATATGCGTTATGAGATATCTTGTTCCGAAAAATCTTTAACTTGTAAAATAGGCTGGTCTGTAGAAAATTTTATCCTTTATGCAACAGTTATAGGATATTAGATCGCAACTATAAGTTGTATATAAGTTCTGCTAAAATTACTATTTAATTCATAAAAGAAAGGAGGTATCGCACATGGCATACCTAAAATTCTTAGATTCCCAAAAAATAATCCAGTGTACCGTAGTTCCAGAATCAGAACACGTAGTAACACTGAAATTCCATGATGCAGTTACCGTAGATAAAAGCGGTTTTGATTTGTTTCTTGACGAAAAAGGAGAACTGGACATTGGCGGTGATTCTTACCACAGCTATAATACTGTATACAGGAATGACGATACAACAGCAGAATATAACGGATATCAGCTTTCTAATGACGGTTCTGTTTATGAGGAACAGCCACAGCCAACACCTGTTGAACCGACACTTGACGAACTGAAAGAGCAGAAGATTGCAGAAATGAACACTGCACAGCAGGAATCAATTCAAAACGGTGTTGATGTTACCCTGTCTGACGGAACAATTGAACATTTTACACTGACTGACCACGACCAGACAAGCCTTATGGGATTGCAGACTAAGGTTGCGCAGGGAGAAACACAGATACCGTGGCATACATCAGATGTGAATGAACCATGTAAATACTACAGTAACACGGACATGGGATTGATTACAGAAACAGCTATGCAGGCGGTTACGTATGCGGTAACGTATTTCAGAGATTTACGTATCTATATCAATTCAATGGAAGATTCAACATCTGTACAGAACGTTACCTATGGCATGACAATTCCTAAAGAATACCGTTCAGAAGTGCTTGCGGATATCTACGCAAGCAAAGGTATTGCGTAAGATTATTAAGCCACTTATCCTGTTTGGAATAGGTGGCTTTCTTTATGTGATGATTGAACTGCTGTACCGTGGTCGTAGCCATTGGACAATGTTCCTGTTGGGCGGTATTTGTTTCCTGTATGCAGGATATCAGAACGAGCATACAGACTGGGATTATCCGCTTATCCTGCAATCAATAAAGGTTGCGACAGTAATCACCCTGTTAGAGTTTCTATGCGGTCTTATCGTTAATATATGGTTAGGTTGGAATGTATGGGATTACAGCAATATGCCACTTAACTTTTTAGGACAGATATGCCTACCATTCAGCCTGTTATGGATAGCCGTAGGAACGCTTGCGATTATCCTGGACGATTATTTGAGGTACTGGATATTCAAAGAAGAAAAGCCACGATATCGACTTTTTTAGAGCGTTTTGTCGAAATTTGGCGAACGCTTTTTCTTGAATCCGTGTATTTATAGACGTACAATAAACTTGTCCACTATAATGTGGTTCTTCAAGTTCTGGTCTGGGCGGTATGTTAGTGGCATTTCATGCCGCCCGAATTACCAAACATTGCAAACAGACGTTTGATTTATTTGTTGACATATGCAAACATACATTCTATAATTAGTACAAACATTATAGAGAGGATGATTGCATGAGTGGGTTACATGGTTGCAGAGAGGGCAAGGATATGGCAGGGGATAATTTTAATGAAAAACAGTATTACAAAGGTAAAATAACAGAAATTATAAACAAATGTGAAAATTTGAATTATTTAGAAATTGCATACGAATTTCTGAAAAGATTGACATCAGACAAAAAAGACTAGGGCTTGCGCATTGCCCTAGTCTTTTTTTAGTTTGCGCGCCATGGGCGCGCTCTAGCGGGTGAAAGTCCCGAACACGCCCAGATAGTGGGAAGTGTATAGCTGAACAGCAAGGGTGTCCATCGTGAGATGGAATCTGAAGGAAGCTGTAAGCAAATCTCTGGTCCGACGGACAGAAATCACATATAAGGCTAGGCTATGAGAGATAAGTTGGCTAAAAGCAACGAAGTCTAATAACTATCACTTTTGTAGTAGCAGAGTAAATGTGGCGGATATATGGAGAGAAAGAGCGTGCACCTTAAGCGTGGAGGTCTCACAGAGGTTCCATTAGCCTAGTAACAACGAACGGTGAGAAGTCAGCCGAGCCCATAGTAGTGAAGAAGTTTCTGTAATGGAAATGGAGCAAAGGGGCGAACAATCAATAAGTTTGAGTATGTCTCGTATTGCAGAAATGGCAACATCTGCCGTAACCAATCGGGTAAAAGATGGTCAAATCAAGCGAGACGGAAAGGAAAGAACGCATGGACACAAGTAGTCTAATGGAGCAGATTTTATCTAGCGATAATCTCAACAGAGCATATCTGCAAGTCGTACGAAATAAAGGTGCCGAGGGAGTGGACGGAATGAAGTACACAGAACTTAAAGAACATCTTGTAAAGAACGGCGAAATTATCAAGGAACAGTTGAGGACAAGAAAATATAAACCTCAACCAGTACGAAGAGTGGAGATACCAAAGCCTGATGGCGGTGTCAGAAACCTAGGAGTACCAACAGTAACAGACAGATTCATACAGCAAGCCATAGCACAGGTATTAACACCAATCTATGAGGAACAATTCCATGAACATAGTTACGGATTCAGACCGAATAGATGTGCACAGCAAGCAATCCTAACAGCACTTGACATGATGAATGATGGTAACGATTGGATTGTAGACATTGACTTGGAAAAGTTCTTTGACACGGTAAACCATGACAAGCTTATGACTATCATAGGCAGAACTATAAAAGATGGAGATGTTATCTCTATCATAAGGAAATATCTTGTCAGCGGAATCATGATTGACGATGAATATGAGGATTCTATTGTGGGAACACCGCAAGGAGGAAATCTTTCGCCGTTATTGGCAAACATCATGCTCAATGAACTTGATAAGGAAATGGAAAAGCGAGGGCTTAACTTTGTACGATATGCAGATGACTGTATTATCATGGTTGGAAGTGAAATGTCTGCAAATCGGGTAATGAGAAACATATCTCGATTTATTGAGGAGAAACTAGGTCTCAAGGTCAACATGACAAAGAGTAAAGTAGACAGACCAAGCGGACTTAAATACCTTGGGTTTGGGTTCTACTTTGACACAAGAGCACATCAGTTTAAGGCAAAACCACATGCAAAATCAGTAGCGAAGTTCAAGAAGAGAATGAAAGAACTCACCTGTCGTAGCTGGGGTGTTAGCAACAGCTATAAAGTGGAGAAACTTAATCAGCTCATAAGAGGTTGGATAAACTACTTCAAAATAGGTAGTATGAAAACACTTTGTCGAGAATTAGATGGTAACATCAGATATAGACTTCGTATGTGCATTTGGAAACATTGGAAAACTCCACAAAACAGGGCAAAGAACCTTATGAAGTTTGATGTACCAAGATGGGCGGCATTTAAAATAGCGTATTGCGGAGACAGATATGCAAGACTCGCCCACAATGGATGGATACAAAAGGCTATAAGTACAAAGAGACTAACCTCATTTGGATTAGTCTCAATGTTAGATTACTACACCGAAAGGTGTGTTACTTGTTAAGTTGATTGAACCGCCGTGTACCGAACGGTACGCACGGTGGTGTGAGAGGTCGGGAAATTTAGTTAAATTTCCCTCCTACTCGATTTTCTCAGAAATCATGTCAATTAGTAGTTCCAATTTAGCCCAACCGTCTGAATCAAGTCTTGCAAGAGCTGATATAAGTCTCTTCTTAAAATCAGTATCTTCCATATTTTCAACATCACCTAATAAATGTGCAATCTCAATGGACTTTTTAGGTTTAATAAACATTTCTCCAATTCCATCTCTAAACCAAGATTCATTAATTTTATTGCCGTTCCATGTTTCTAAACAAACAATTTTATAAATCTTATCGGTTACTGGTCTGTCTCCCTTTTCCATCTGTGAAAGATAAGTTTGCGCTACACCTATTTTTTCTCCAAATTCAGTCTGATTCATATCCAATGCTGCTCTAAGTTGTTTCATTCTTTCGTTTATGCTTTCCATTTTTCTTTATCACCTCCTTGAAATTATATTATCATAAAAATATCACAAATGCAATAATTTTATATTGACTTAATATCACCAATGTGATAACATAATATTGCAAACGAAATAAAGCAAAGGAGGTGAAAAAAATAAGATGTTGCATTACAGCATCCTAGATGCGATACCAATAACCATATTCGTCGTGGTCGCATGCTTAATGTCATATTGGCATGGAAAATCAGAACATGGTCTTGGAATCCCAGGGGTTATTTTTACTATAGTTTTGGGAGCATTAGGGCAGATTCTTGCAGGATTTTTCCCAATGATACTGCCGTAGAGAATAGTAGTTTTTCTGATTCGCCTTTGTTGCGATTTACAACGGATTCATTCAGCTTTTTGAATTGTTCCCAATATTCTTCTGGAGTATAGAGGAAAAGCTGATTGTAATATCGCATGTATTCTACTTTTTCTGATTGGTAATCTGCTACGACTTGTTTGGAAGCCGATTCTAAAAAAGAACTAAATACGGATTCTTGTTTCTGATAATAGGAAAGTTGCTTTTGATAATATAATTCAAGCTTTCGTATTTTTGAGTTGTGATAGTTATTTAGCATCGTGACAATGACTGGTGAAATGATGGCTACTATAAGTGTTATGCCAGAGACCACGTAAGACCAATTAAAATTATTTGAGTTTAACATGAATAACCTCCCAAAATTATATTTTACTAATTATACCACAGAAAGGAAGTGAATTGAATGAGTGAAAAGGAAAAGCAGATTGTTGAGAAGTTAAAAGATGCTATTCCTAAAATGTCGGACTTCGACAAGGGATATATCTTAGGAAAAGTAGAGAACATGGCAGAAAATTCTGCGAAAAAAGAGGTTTCCGAAAGCAAAGAATAATTTATCAGAATTTAGGAAAGGAGAAAAATTGAACAAATTAATTCACATTGGAAATGCTGATATTTCCATAAAAGAATATAAGGGTCAGAGAGTAGTTACATTTAAGGACATTGATGCGGTTCATGAAAGACCGTACGGAACAGCGAGAAAAAGATTTTCGGATAACAGAAAGCATTTTGTTGAGGGAGAAGATTATTTCGTTTTGAAACCGTCAGACCTTGAAAATACTGAACTGTCCGAAAAACGGACACTAGAAAATGTAGTAATGAGTAACTTCGGAACAGCACTCATTACTGAACAGGGCTATCTGATGTTGGTCAAGTCATTCACGGATGATTTGGCGTGGGAAGTGCAAAGAAAATTAGTTTCTTCATATTTCAATGTACATCAAAGCGTCAACAATCAGTTATCTCCAGAATTGCAAGCATTGCAAGGACTTCTTAATCAGATGGTTCAAAAAGAACTTGCTGACAAGGAGAGAGACAGACAGATCGCCAAGGCACAGGAAACAGCACAGAAAGCCATTGAGACAACTGAACATATCAAAGAAGCAGTAAAACCTGTTCTCGATAATTGGCGTGATGAAATCAATGTTAAATTTAATCGTATTCAGAAAAGTGCATCTACACCATTTAATCTTTTACGTACAGAAATGTATTGTGAATTGGAACGTAGAGCAGGATGCGATTTGTCTACCAGATTAAGAAACCGTAAACAGCGCATGACCGATAATGGATGCACGAAAACAGAAATTAATAAGTTGAATCGCATGGATGTAATTGAGGAAGATAAGAAATTACGTGAGATATTTACAAAAATAGTTTCAGAGTATGAAATTGAGTACTGCGCTTTCAAATAAGAAAAAGGAGGGATATTAATGAAGAATATAAGCACTAAAACATTATGCAGAATATCTATAGGCTTATCAATATACTCTATTATCATCAACGTATTAGCACATTGGGGATGAATCATGAAAGTTTACGATTTAATCAAACAGTTTACTCGATTCCCTGCTGATGCGGAAGTGATATTTGATGCAAGGATTGAGACAGATGCACTGGTAAAAGAAATTGTCGAGACAAAAGACAAGGAAAATATCTATGCCGAGGTTGAAGTCGAAGAGGAAGTTTCTATTACCGACATTGACTGGCTGAATAAAGATGTTTTGATAAAACTGGAAAAGTGAGGTGTGAGGTATGTACGTTCCAGAGTTTGTATGTGGAGTGATTGCCACAATCTTAGTAGAAATCGGGTTGGCAGTATTATACACGGTTCTTCATGATAGAAAGAGGTAGCTTATGATTATAGCAAATGATTCAAAAGTGGATTTTATCGGTAAAGATACAGAAATGTGCCTTGACCTTGCGAATATCATCCGAGCTTTACGGTTCAGATTTGAACAGCACTTTGACGAGGAGACAGCAGAAATGCTGATCGCACAGGCTGTAGAAGATTCCAAAAGAACAGAATCAGAGGTAATAGAGGATATGAAGCAGTTTCAGAAATCGGCTTCAAGAGGACTGACAAAAGCAATGCTATTTTAAATAAGAAGAAAGGGAAAATAGATATGGGAGATTTTACAATTGCAGAAGTAGAAAAAATGTGTGAGGACTTAGGTGTTGGAGTTCTTATCAATGATGGTCATGTAGTCGGATTTGAAGTAGAAGAGGAATAGCTATGGACAACAGGCTAAGAAAAATTGAGAATGCCTTGATATCTATGGGAATAGAACCCAGTATGCGTGGATTCTACTATATCGTGGAACTGACTGTAGGAAAGATAATAAATCCGACAAAGAAACTACAGGATATGTATGACGAAATTGCATCTGAACATGGAATTACAGGCGGTTCAGTCCATAAAGTTGTAACACGAACAGTAGGACTTGCGGACTCAAGAACTCCTACCTACAAAAAGTATATCGGGAGTGAGTTCAAAACGAACAGCGGTTTTGTTTCCTTACTGGCATTCAACATCAGAAGGGAGCTGGAAGATGAACAGGATAACGCTATGCGGAAGAATGAATGAAAAACCTAAATACAGCCACACGGTAGGTAAAATCCGATTCTACAGCTTTCAAATGATTGTAAGACGACTAAGCGGATATGAGGACATTATTCCATGTATCGCAGAACAGGGGATTGCAAATCAGATTCAAAACGGAACGGTGCATAAAATAACAGGTGCTATACATAGTAGACAGGTGTTTGACGGGAAACGGACGCACTTAGAGTTATTTATCCATGTAGAATCTATATCAATGGTATTTGAAGCGGATGGAAACCATACAGAAATAACAGGTGTTATTGTCAAAAAACCAGTGTTCAGGCAGACCCAAAGTGGAAGATACATAGCAGAGTTGCTAGTGGTATCTTCCAGGAAGAATGGAAAAACGGATTGCATACCGTGTATTGTGTGGTCAGTAAATGCTTTATTTGCAAAGAATTTAGCAACAGGGAAGACAGTTACTATAAAAGGAAGATTTCAGTCAAGGCAGTATGAGAAAGACGGACGAACTAAGACAGTTTACGAATTGTCTGGAAATGAATTGAAGTTAGGAGAGAAAACGTGGAAGATTTAATTAAAAGTAAATCCTGCGATACGGTCACTATTTCGCAGGAACGGTATGAGCAGTTAGTTGCTTTAGAGAGCAGAGTTTATGCAGCGGTTGACTATATCGTTAATACGGACTTTTGCAACGTAAAGACCGCATTAAGAATCATGGGATTTTATAAAGAAGCAAACAAGCAGGCAGAGAAAGAAAAGAAACTGTTTGATTCATCAGAAGGAAAGGAGTTTGACGATGTGTAAGGTAATTAGATTAAAGAAGCTGATTCTTGAAAATTTCATGATGTATGCACAGGCAGAATTTGATTTCTCGGAACTGACGAAGATTATGGGGAAGAATGGCAAGGGCAAGTCCAGTATTGTGAATGCCTACACATGGCTGCTTTTCAACTGTGACTATGATTTATCGGACAATCCAGCGGTTAGAAGAACAGTTGACGGCAAGAGCGTAGACGATATGGACACAGCAGTTACAGCAGTACTGGATATTGATGGTAAGGAAGTTACGGCTAAGAAAGTGCAGAAGCGCACATACAGTAAAGACGGCAGCAGTTACAAGGACGATAACAAATATTTTATCAATGATGTTCCAAAGACTCTTAGAGACTTCAATGATTACTTTGAAATCGACATTGCTACATGGAAAATGTGCAGTAATATAAATGCATTTCTTGATAGGAAACCGTCTGAAATGAGAGAATTTTTGTTCTCACAGGTTGGAACAATCACAGATTTGGATATTGCACAGGGGAATGAGGATTTATCCGAATTGGCTAGTTTGCTGGAAAAGTACACAGCAGAGGAATTATCTGCCATGAATAAGGCTACAAAAGCAAAGGTTGCTAAGGAGATACCTGTTATGGACGGTCAAATCAAGGAAAAAGTGCGTGATATTCAGATTAAATCCGACATTGATACAGCAGAACTTGCCTTACAGAAAAATGCATTACAGGAACAGCTTGAACAGAATCTTTACAAGCAGAACGGGAATGAAAACTTACTGGCAGAGTATGATAAGGCTACACAGGATATCATGCAGTTGCAAATGAAGCTGCCTGAAATGCAGAATACGGCTAACAGTGAGTTGGAATCTCAAAGGGCAGAACTTAGGGCAACCATGATGAACAAGAGCGTTGAAATTAACAGTCTGAAATCCAGTATTAGGCTGGCAGAGAATGAAATTTCCAACAGCAATAAGAAGATTACAGAATTGACAGAGGAAAAGACAAGACTGCGGAATGCATGGAAAACTATCAAGGCAGAGAAATTTGACTCCAATACAGCTATCTGCCCTACCTGTCACAGAGAGTTGCCGGAAGAAGATGTTAAGAATCTCATGGAAACCTTTGAAAAGTCAAAAACTGATAGAATCGGTAAAATTGAGACGGACAGATTCAAGGTTAAAGGAGAAATTGAAAAAGAACAGAAGTTATTAAAAGATAAAGAACAGTCGTTATCTAATTTAAACGAAAATTTGAACACTGTAAATAAAGAATACGCAGAAATGACTGCAAAGTTAGAATCTATCCCACAGTATGTTGATATCCACGACAGGGAAGATTATAAGTCTGTACAGGATGAAATCGTCCGTAAGGAAGAATTATTGAAGCAGTCAACGTCACTGTCAGATATCAAGAAATCTTTGAAACTGGAAGAATCTGAAATCAGATCGCAGTTAGCAGAGGTTGAAAAGAAAATAGTTTCTACAAACACAGAATCTGATGAAATAAGACTGGAAGAACTTAGAAATCAGAAAACAGACTTGGAACAGGCGAAAACGGATGCGGAGAAAATACTTGCACTGTTAGACCAGTTAGACAGAGCAAAGAATGAAGCACTTACAGACGAAGTGAACAGTCATTTTTCGCTTGTTAAGTGGCAGTTGTTTGACACAGCAAAGAACGGCAATTATAAATCCGTTTGCATACCTACTGTAGAGGGTAAATCAATTCTTACCACCATGAGCAACAAGGGCAACAGGATTTTAGGAAGAGTGGATATATGTAATTCAATTCAGAAAATGTGTGGAATCAGCACGCCAGTGTTCCTTGATGATTCGGAGTCACTCGACGATGATAACCAGGCAAAGGTTGCTGAAATGGTTGATTCACAGTTGATTATGCTGATTGTGAATGAAAATGAAAAATTAGAGGTGGGTTAAATGGAAAGACTTACAACGACAAGTGATAAAGGCGGTGTGGCATTTACTTTTGATTTAGAAGTAGAAGCTACACCGCAGGAAATGGTAAAAATTTTGCGCCTTGCAGAAAAATTAAAATATTACGAGGATGCAGAGGAACAGGGCAGATTATTAGTTATTCCGTGCAAAATTGGAGATAGGCTGCATTGGAATGATGAGGACGATGATGGGAACAAATGACTTTGCATTAAGCAGTACAATGAGGACGAAAAAGTACAAGCTATTGGAATTGACAAAGACGGTGACATTTTTGCAATGATTGGAATTGATGAATTTACGACAGTTCCGGCTACAATCGGTTCTCAATATGCACTTCTTACACTGGAAGATGCAAATAAGATGTTAGCAGAAATGAAGAAGAATGAAAGTGAGGAATGAAAATGAGCATTAAATCTTACAAAGGTTTTAAAAAAGACATGACTTGCAAAGGATTCCAATACGAAGAGGGGAAAGAATATGAGACAGAAAAGGCAGAATGTTGCGAAACTGGATTTCACGCTTGCGAATATCCGTTAGACTGCTTTAATTATTATTCACCGAATGAGAGCGTATTCCACGAAGTTGAACAAAATGGAGAATTAGATAGAAAAGGTAGTAATACAAAGGTTGCTTCAACCAAGATAAAAATAGGAGCAAGTATTAACATTGCAGGAATTGTCAAGGCGGCTATTGAGTATACAACACAAAGAGCGAAGAAAGAAAACGGCAGTGATAAAGACTACGGTACTTCATCGGCAACAGGCAACTGCGGTGCTTCATCGGCAACAGGCTACAAAGGTGCTTCATCCGCAGAAGATAAAGACAGCGTGGCAGTGGCATGGGGATATCACGGAAAAGCAAAAGGCGTTATCGGTTCTTTTCTTGTATTAGCTGACTGGGAGGGTGATGAAGATAATTACTGGACTCAAGATCTTTGGACATTAAAAGGTGCGAAAATGGTTCAAGTTGACGGGAAAATCATAAAAGAAAATACATGGTACACCATGGTTAATGGAGAAATTAAGGAAGTAGAAAGTGAGGAATAATTATGGCAGATACAAAGCAGGCATTAGCAGAGAAAAAAGAATTTACAACATCATTAAGCCAGTGGTCGAATGAAATCACAGGACTTATTGCAAGAGATTATGAATCATGTGGGGTAAAATTTGATGATTATGCAAAAAAATGCGCAATGGAAGCTATGACAAGCATTTATACACTTGTTAAGAATGATGATAAGGCAGACATGAGGAGCATTGATACAAGCAACCTTAGACAGATTGTAGAGCAGTGTGCAAGCCTTAAACTGAATGCGAGCGCATATCCGAGAGAGTGTTACTTCCAGTTACGAAGCGTTAAGCAGGGAAATGAGTGGGTAAAGGTCGTTGAAATGGGTATTGAGGGAACAGGCTATGACTCATTACTTTCCAACTATGGAAAAGACGTTGACAAGGTTTATCCGTTCTGGGTCATAAAAGAAGGAGACGAATATATACCACCCAAGCATAAAGGTCTGGAAGTTACGCCCCCGAAATGGGAAGAAAAAGGATTGTCAAGTAAGGCTGTAAGAGTTGTATATCCTGTAAAACTGACAGACGGAACAGTAACATACCTTATGGCAGACAGAGACAGTGTTAAGGTCAACCTTTTAGCACACGTCAAGCAAAACATGATTAATGCCACGTTTGGTATCTGTGAGGATAGATACAAGGCAACTCCGAAGCAGAAAGAGGAAATCAAGGCTAAGAAAAATGAAATCTTAGATGCTTTAAGAGCGTGTGCGACAGTGGATGATATGTTGCAGTGTGAAGTAGCCAGACCGTATATCAGCGGTGCATGGCTTGATACGCCAGAAAGCATGATTCAGAGGAAGATGTGTAACAATGCAACACGTAAATATCCTAAGAATTATGACCCTATGGCAAGACAGGCGCAGATTGAAATGGACAAAGTTTATCAGTTGGCACAGGAAGATATCGCAGAGAACGCCAACACAGTAGACTTCCAAGAAGAAACAGAAGCAATTGACACAGATTCAACAGAGGTGGAAGAAACACCTAGTTTTATGGGGGAATAGGATATGAGATTAATTTCACAGGACGGAACGATTGATATTCCTTATGAGAATGTTATGTTAGAAGAATCATATGTTGGAATATATGGAGATGGATTAGCCAGACGGGGTATCGAAGCATACTTTGCTTTACATGAGAGACCTAAATGTATAGCACTTTATAGTTCGGAGGAAAAAGCAAAGAAAGCTATGGAAATGCTTAGAGATACATATATCGGTATGCCTATCGTAATGCAGAATGTTGATGTTTCAGAAGATATGGCAAAGGAATTTGAAAGATTGAAGAAATGCGGTGTTATGGTGCAAGCAGATAATCAACCGTCAAAAGTAGAATATATTAACAATGCTGTTTTCCAGTTCCCAGAAGATGATGAGGTGGAAGTATGACAATGCTAATAGGATGGCTGCTTTTGACTTGGTCTATCGCAATCTTCCTTATACTTGTACTTGGATGGGAATTTTCTGCAAAAGAAAAGTTTTTAATGTGCGTAGGTTTCTGCTTGCTTTTATTAGCAATTAGTGTTGGTGCTTTTTTGATTACAGGTGGAAAGTGATATGAAACTTAAATGCATTTCAACTGGAAGTAGCGGTAACTGCTATATACTAACCGATTCTAGCGGTAAATCCCTTATTCTTGACTGTGGTGTGCCGATTATGGATATCAAGAGAGGACTGAACTGGAATATCAAAGACGTGGTTGGGTGTGTGGTTTCACACATCCATAAAGACCACAGCAAAAGTGCAGATACATTATCAAAAATGGGAATCCCAGTATGGAAACCATATGAAGAAGAAAATCCGAAGATGCAGAAATATGGTAGTTTCACAATCCAGTGTTTCCAGTTGCCACATAACGGAACTACCAATTACGGATTTTACATCAAGGCAGACGGACAGAAGCTATTATACATGACCGACATGGAGTATTGTCCTTACAGTTTTAGGAAACAGGCGGTAGATCACATGCTGATTGAGTGCAACTACATAGCGGATATGGTGGACAGGGATCTCCCAAATTACGAGCATAAGATTCTAGGGCATTGCGAACTGGAAACTTGCAAAGGGATTGTAGAAACAAATAAGTCAGATGCATTGCAGAACGTCATATTATGCCACACAGCGAAAGAAACTTGCGATAAGGATAGAATTATTGAAGAGATTAAGAAAATCGTTCCTAGTGCAAATGTGAGCGTTGCACAGGGCGGTATGGAATGGGAACTTAGAAATGCGGATGAATGTCCGTTTTAGGAGAAAGTGAGGGATTAAATCAATGAAATTGTATTTTTATACACTGAAAGAACCATATAATGGTAAACTATTTATTCAGTTTGAAGAGTGTGAAGCTGACGAGAAGCCCAAGACTTATTTGCTGCATGTACGCCCTAGAGATTTTTATTGTAGAAAAATAAGTAAAGAATATATTGGTAAACGAATGGAGGACACTGTTATATTGCTTGAAAAAGATGATTTTCTTGCTAGAAGTATTTTCGCTGAATCAATTAATAAAAAATATCTGATGAAGAAAAAACAGGTGAAATGGTTAAGAGAACAGTTAGAAGCAGTAGAGAAAGGAGAAATACAGTGAACAGTGTAGATATATCAGGACGAATGACCAGAGAGCCAGAGATAAGATATGCGACCGCAAATAACATGGCAGTTGCAAAATTCAATGTAGCCGTAAACAGACCGTTCAAGCGTGATGGACAGGCAAATGCAGATTTTATTAATTGCGTGGCATTTGGTAAAACTGCTGAATTTGTCGAGAAGTACGGAAGAAAAGGCGTAAAGTTTGAAGTTCATGGCAGATGGCAGACTGGAAGCTATAAGAACAAGGACGGTAACACTGTTTATACAAACGACTGTATGGTTGAGTCAATCGAGTTTGCAGAAAGTAAGAGCAGCCAGGACAATGTGCAGGAAAGCAATCAACAGTCTTCTGATAATTCTTGGATGAATATTCCAGATGAAATTTCAGAAGGTCTTCCATTTAATTGATTGTGAGGTGATTTCATGGGTTATGCGCATGGAAGAAAGTGGGAAGACGGAGATGTTGAAAATGCAATTATGAATATTGTAAATACATTAAAGTTAGACCACTTTCCAACAAAATCAGAAATGATGGATTTCTATGGTGATATGGCATTATCAAATAAAGTTTCAAAAAGCGGAGGAAGCAGATATTATGCTTCATTGCTAAATTTGGAAATAGCATCAAATGAATCTGATTTCGGGAATTTTTATGAAGAATTTGCTATTGATGACATATTTGAAAAAACAGGATTTGCAAGTGTTCATACAGATGTTAAATATCCTTATGACTTACTTACAAATGGAAACATAAAGGTTGATGTAAAGTCTTCAAAGAAAATAAAACCTAAAAATTCATCTTTTCCGTATCATTCTTTTAATCTTGAAAAGAGAGAGCCTACATGTGATATTTTTGTTTTCTATTGCCTTGATTATGAGTGCGATATTGAAAGAACTGTAATTATTCCATCTTGCATACTTGCAGGAAAAACGCAAGTAGGAATGGGTGGTTTAAGCAAGTGGGACGCATATGCTGATAGGTGGGATTACTTCAAAATGTATGGTGATTTTTATAATAAAGTAAAGAGTACCTCGATACTTTTACCAAAAAGAAGAAGCATTTTCAATGATACTTTTAATGATAGGAGTGATAAAGAGTGAGTTATCAAAACATACGGCAGGCAAAAGCAATAGAATTAAAGAACCGTAAACGGTTACTGGAAGTAAACCCTAGCCTTACGGATGAAAGCGGTATCTATTTCTTGACAAGAACTGATGAAAACGGCTTTCGATATGCTTATATCGGGCAGGCAGTACATATTTTGCAGAGATTAGCAGGACACCTTGTAGGGTATCAGCATATAGATTTATCACTCAAAAAACATGGACTATATTCGATTGAAAATCCTTACGGTTGGAAGATAGGATTTATGCATTTTCCAGTTAACCAGTTGGACGAGAAAGAGCAGTATTACATCAAAATGTACGCTGACAATGGTTATCAGCTTAGAAACAAAACTTCTGGTAGCCAGGGAGAGGGAAAAGCGCAGATTGATGAGTACCGACCGCAAAAAGGCTATCGTGACGGAATCAAGCAGGGCAGAAAGAACCTTGCAAGGGAATTATCCAGTATTGCAGATAAGCACCTTACGATATCTGTCAGAGCTGATAAGCAGGGTAATAAGGTATCGGAAAAGCAGTTTGAGAAATTTAAGGAATTGTTGAAAGAGGGTGAAAGCGATGGAGATTGAAACTATTGATATTGAAGTTCAGGATTATGTCAAGAAGCTCGTGAACGTAGTTGCTAAGACAATGGTTGATTCATTTGAAAATCTGACTATTGAAGATGTAAATATGTTTAAGTTGGGCTATAACAAGGCTGTTGATGACACTATAAAAGCTATCAAGGAAGAATATGCTTTCACAATCTTAGAAGAAGAAAAGATTGACGAGATAGCAAAACGGTTAAAGGAGTGTTGACAAAAATGGACATTCTTAACGAAATTATTTCTCTTTTGAAGAGAAATTTTCCAGAACGTATACAGATGTTTAGCAATAGAGGCATTTCTCATGATGAAAAACTCACGATCTATCAAAAAGATGGAGTTATTGTAGATTGGTGTCCTTATTATGAATACGTAGAAATTTTAGGATTACCAAAAAGAGATTTTGAAATAATAGAAAGAGAATGTGGAGACAACGAATAGGAAAAGGAGAGTTGAAAATGTACAATAAATTTCAACAGGTTTACGACTACTACGGTAGAGTATTCAGAAAAATTCAATTAGACACAGGAACACCACCAAAGAAATACGGTCAGATGCTTTCTTACAAGAAAGGAAAAGGTAAAAAGAATGGAAGATAGATATCTGCATAAGGGGAAAAAATCAGAAGCGAGGTTAAGAGAATTGAGAGGTGGAGAAAATGGATGAATTTCTTAAAAGCGTAAGCGAGCGTGACTTTGATAGAAGAATATCGGAAGTTGTTGAAATGCTTGAGGAAAAACAACTCTACGGAACTATCAGTTTGATAAAAGATTTGAAATATTACCTTGACTTAGCCACAAAGGAAAAGACGCACGACTGCAACTGCCAGCGCAACAGCAATTCAAGAGATGATGAGCCTTGTTGCGGATGCGATAGCAAATTTTCAGAAAATGATGATACAAAAAACAAAGTTACATCTCTGGAAATTATCGTAAGGGTGATAGACAACAATCCATATTACGAAATCAAGTACAAAAAAGTCGGCGAAGATTATTACCATGTAGGTTACAGTTCATTCAATATTGATAATGTATTGAAATGGCGTGATGAGTGTTTTGAACTTGTTGATGCGAAAGCGACCCATGCCGACAGGATAAGGAATATGTCAGATGGAGAGTTAGCGGGGTTTCTTACAACTTTTAAGAACACATTCGGGGAGGAATACGAAGGAGAAGCTAGTTGTATGGAATGGCTTCAATCAGAAGCAGAATAGGAGAGAATATGGAAGATAGATACTTATTCAAGGCAAAGAGGATTGATAACGGAGAATGGGTGCAAGGATATTATGTAAAAGGCTTAGATGTGTTTACGAATTGTGAAGAAATCCACATAATATTTGAACCTAACACAATGTTTTATTCTAGTGGAGAGACAGACGGATGGTACAAAGTAGACCCATCCACTATCTGCCAATGCGCAGGCTTAAAAGACAAGAACGGTAAGCTGATTTGGGAGAATGATATTGTAAAAGATGGACACGGAAATCTTTATAAAGCTTTTTGGCAGAATAACTATTATCAGTTCTCCTGGATTTGCGTCAAAACAGATGTATTTTCAATCGGTGCAAAGTGGGATTTATGGAGCTTTAAGAGTTTTGAAATTGAGGTTATCGGCAACATTTTTGACAATTTCGAACTTTTGCAATAATTAAGACAAAGAACTTGAAGTAAGGAAGTGATTAGTACGGCAGAACGAAGAATGTTCACAAAAAAAATAACGGAAAGTGATGCGTTTCTGGAAATGCCAAGTAGTACGCAGATGTTATACTTTCACTTTTGCATGAATGCGGATGATGACGGATTTGTGAACAACCCGAAGAAGATTCAACGGATGTGCGGTGCTTCTGATGATGATTTTAGACTGTTGATTGCGAAGTCATTTGTACTGACATTCGACAGCGGAATCATAGTGATAAAGCACTGGAAGATGCATAACTACATACAATCTGACCGATACGTGCCGACTGATTACACAGATGAAAAATCCATGTTGGGATTGAAAAAGAATAAGGCATACACGTTTGATGAATCTAAAATGGTTACAAGGTGCATACAGGATTCCAAGAAGAAAGAGAAAAAGACTTCTTATAATAGGAACAGCTTTAATTGTAAAGAGCAGAACAATTACGATTATGGCAAGATAGAGAAAGGCTTGGGAATAACATGAATGTGATAGATTTTACGGATGAAGAAGAAAAAAGAATAATAGAAAGTTATAAAAGCGGTGTCTCAATCAGGCATATTGCAATCAGATTTTCAGTGTCTAAGCCTGTTATTTACAGAGTCATATATGACCATGGATTGAAAGAAAAGCCTGTTAGGTCACACATAAATCTGAATGATTTACCCGCTGGTACACCGATAAACTGCGACAAGAACGGGAAACAGTGTAAATACAGGGCACGGTCTAACAGCTACAAATGTGATTACGTGTATAAGGTTGGAAAATGCAGAGGTTGTTATCCAACCGAATGTACGGCATGGGCGGTCAGAAAGAGAGGTAAGAATGAGACGAAAAAATCTTAGTGTTTATGGATTTATTGAAAGTTGGTGATGTTAATGGGTGTAATCGCAGACAAATTAAGAGATTTGCAGAAAGCATACAAAGAAAATGACTATGCGGAATACGAACAAATACTTGATTTTGCCATTGAAATTGCAGAGACAGAAGAAAATAAATTCTGTGAATGGAAGATTGTTGATACACCACATGGAATGCCTATTTACAATACAGGATGTGGAAGAATAAGGCTTAGTTGTGCGACAGGCATTGATATTTACTGCAATGCTTGTGGCAGAAAAATAAAGATTGTTAATGATTATTTAAAATCGGTATAAGAGACAAGAAAGTGAGGTAAAAATGGAAGAAGAAGTAAAAGAACAGATTAAGGCAATGCTTTTGTTATTAGCAAATACGCTACAGAATAATTGCGTAAGTATGGCGAATGATACAGACGGAAATCTATATTTTTTTGATACAGCAACTTTTTTAAAAAATCGAGAATATAGCGGACTAAGAGTAAACATACAAGAACTTGTGGGTAGTAACGATGAAGCCTGCATAGAACCACTATAAGGAGTTGATAAAATGGCAAGAGATAAAGGATTTGAACAGCGTATGCAGGGCATGGTTTACGCTTGCGGACTTGCGCAGGAGCAGGGTGTAGAAGCACTTGTAAAGGCTGTAAAACAACGTGGTGTGACGAAAGTAGACATAACTGCATCCGATAAACAGTTAAATGATATGTGGGGCGCACTGTCTGATAATATCGGGCAGAACATGATTACTACGGTTGTATGGGTGTTACATGATGCTTTTGGATTTGGGCAGAAGAGGTTACAGCAATTTATGACCGAATTTGACAAGGCTACAGCTAATCTTGTGAGCCTTGACTACATGGGCGAGCATTATGTGACATTGGAAGATTATGCGGTGGAGTTAAATCAGAAGTATAACCTGGGGCTGGACGTAATCAAGGCAACACTTGCAACAGATATAGCAGATAAACAGGATGCAAGGGTCGGAAATGTGGACAAGGTAACAGGTATCATTAATGCGCTTAGACTGGCAGGACATGAAGATGCAGCGGCGTATTTGGAGGGTAATAGGAGATGAAAAATAATGAGACTGATTGATGCAGATGCACTAAAGAAAGATTTAAAATCGGTTACTTTAAGCAATGGAACTTTAGTGAATACAAATGCAGTATTGTATTTACTAGAAGAATATCCGACGGCTTATGATGTGGACAAGGTTGTGGAACAGTTGGAAGAACTAAAAAGAAGATATGATATCGAGGAATTTGGGATTAGAGGAGTTATTTGTAAAGCAATCGAGATTGTGAAAGGCGGTGGAATGAATGACAGAGAATGAAGCAATCAAGGCAATAAAAGATAACAAGCCTACAAGCGGTTATTATATTTTGAACGAAGCATTAGATATGGCAATACAGGCACTTGAAACAGCCAAGAAGTATAAAGAACTTGAATCTGAATTATCTAAGCGAAATCTGACAGTAGACCATATTAGGGAATATATACAGTTTGAGGATGAATGCGTAAAACAGGAATTTACCTTTAAATCCCTGTTGGAAGCAAGAGAGAAGCAGAGCAGAAAGAAGCCAATTTTAAGTATGCATGAAGTAGGCTATATGGCTATTGACTATACAGATGGGCATGGAGAAATAAAACAAACTGAAAACAATTTTTGGCGTTGTCCTAAATGTAAAGCAGTTGTTGGAGAAAGAATTATTGTACATAACAGGATTCATGACCAGCGTAAGAAAAAATATTGCGAAAATTGCGGTCAGAGAATCGACTGGGAGGTCTACAAAGAGGATAAAGAGTAATGATAAAGAAATTAATACATATCATTCAGTGCTATATCGCTTCAATAAAAGAAGATTTTTATGATAATGATAATTGTAAATATGCGAAACTTAAAGACAAATATGAAGTGAAAGAAATGGAGAACGATTTTTAATGAGAGAATGTAAATATGCTGGAAAAATAGTAAAAATAAAAAGTGATGTTGGTGTTAGTTCCTTTGATGAAGATTTGAGCAATAAGGAATTTAAAATTGAAGATTGGGCAGAAAATGTCTTTTGGTGTTCTTGGCTGGATGCTGACGGTAATCCAGCAGCTTGCGAATATGCACTCAGAATTGGATTCTATGGTGAGAATAATAATGTAAATCTATTTTCAAATGATGTTTTATATGGAAAAGTGGGAACGTTTGGACATTTATTCCATGTGAATGAGCTGGAATTACCAGAGTAAGATTGGAGGTGGATAGAAAATGGAAAATCCATTTGATTTTAGCAAAGAAAAAGCCGCAAATACAGTTAAAAGAATATGGTTGGTAAATAAGGATTTTGGGGAGAATGCTCATGGAGAATAACATAGTATCATTCGATATTGTTAGAATTAATCGTGCCAGAGATAAAATTTGCAAATGCAATCCGGCACATTATGAAGTAGATACTACGAACCGAATAGTTACTTGCCAAGATTGCGGAGCTATCGTGAACGCATTTGATGCGCTTGTATCCTTGGCAGGAAGGTATGAAGAGATTGAGAAAACGCAACAACGAATGTTATCTAAGGCACAGAGTTATGCTAAGTTGGCAGACGAGGAATTCCAAAGAATGAGAAGGAATAAAGTTTTTAGGGATATGGAAAGTAAGTATCGTAATGGTTTGTTTCCAATGTGTCCCAAGTGCATGAAAGCGTTTGATCCTGTACATATACAGAGTTGGACAAGAGGGAATTAGAGGATTCGTTATAGAATAAGAATTTAGGAGAAATGATATGACTAAAAAAGAAAAATGTGAAAGGTATTTTTGGATGCAAGGTGCTGATGTTGTTACCAAATGTCCGGATTGCAACTTTCATTTTGCAGTAGGAATTGGTTGGCAATTTGAAGGGAGAAACCTAATTCCAGTACCATGCCCCAGGTGCCATAAGAAAATAGCAATGCCGGTATTAAGAGACCATAAGACATTAGCTTGTTAAACTGAGATTTAGCGAGGTGAAAAAATATGGATAAAGAGTGTAGTTCAGATAATTGTGATAAATGCTTTAAATGTAGAAAATACTATTCATCTCATTCTCCGCATTATGAAAGCTATTATAAACGAGAAGTAATCAATATTACTTGTTGTTATGGCGAAGCAGGTACTTATGACGCTGAAACAAGACAACGATTAAGCACTATTTAAGTAACTGAAATTTACTTCCCGACATTAATATCGGGAACATAGGAGGAAACATGGAAGAAAGATATTTATTCAAGGCGAAGAAAATTGATAATGGAGAATGCTTTTAGGAGGATACCTATATGGAAAAATACATACAGATCAAAAAGCTAAGCGAAGTGGCAGAGAATGAAACAATCTGCGCTTTCTATCCGCATCCTGTGAAAAACGTTTCAGGGAAAAGAAACGAAGAAAGAATGATAAAGGCAGAAAAAGATGCGAAAGAGGGAAAGTGCAAATTATATGTTTGGAGATCTGTTGCAGAGCGGTCACCCCAGTATGGACAAGCAAGGATTCAGGAGGAAATAGAAATGCGGAAATGTAATTGGAATGATAGAGGAATACAGAAATTTGGTTATTTTCATCAGTTTGGTCTTAATTGTGCGAGTGACGCAGAAGGCTGCGGCGTTCAATGGACGGAAGCAATTGTTGAGGATAAGTACGGCAATATAAATAATGTGCCGCCATCATCAATACAATTCGTTCCAAATGATTTTATAAATAAAGACTACGAAGAGCATAAAGAAAACTTTGGATTCTAAACAGAAATAAGGATTTAGGCGGTAACTAAAGTAAATATGTCAGTAACTAAAATAGAAAGGATAAATAAAAATATGAACAGAACAGAAGTTTTGGATTTATGTGAAGAGTATTTACATCAGCTATGGTGTATGGAAGACATGAAAAATGGTGGAATGCTTGCTTTATATGGTTTAGAACAGCATAGAATAAAATTACACGATACTTTGTGTGATTTGTTAGAAATAGACCATGTAAAGAGCAAGGATATATTATCATATCTTGACGAAAAAATAGATTTTGATTTTTCTAAAATGCCTAGTAAAAGTGAGTTAAGAAATTATGCAGAAAAGCTATTAAATCTGCTGTTGGAAGAAAAGGGAAAAGGTAACTTAAACTGAGATTTAGGAGATAATTTTATGGAATCAGAAAAACAGGATATTAATTGTAAGAAGTGTGGTAAATACATTCTGACAGAGCAGAGAGGTCAGGACGGAAAAATACGTTGCATTAAAGGCAGTTATCAAAATGGCGTTTATTATGGAAATGAGGATGCATTTTACTGTAATGAATGTGCAAAAAGTAAATAGGAGAGGAGTGAACTAATAAGTGCGTTTTTCAGAGCTTACAAGACCAGAACTTGAAAGCATCATTGAAAGCGCAAATTTTACAGAAGAAGAATTAATAGTGTTTAAAATGCTGACAAAAGGAAAGACTATTACAGAAATAGCACAAAAGACAAATGCGTGTAATCGCACAGTTAGCCGAAGAATTGAAAAAATAAAATCAAAAATAAATAGAATCGGAGGTTTGACTATATGACAGTTGTGCTTACACAGAATGGGAAAGAAATTAATCCAGAAGATGTAGTTTTGCCGTCAGAGGTTTTGAAACTGATTGCGGAGCTGATTAATTGACGAAAAATTGATAATAGTGTAGAATGCGTCATGTAGTGAATATGGCGCATTCTTTTATATCTGATGGAGGAATAAGGATGGAATGTGTCGCATATATGCGTGTTTCTACAGAGAAACAGGCAGAAGAGGGAAACGGATTAGACAGCCAAAGGAGAGATATTGAAAACTATTGCAGAAAAAATGAACTGGTAATTACAGATTGGTACATTGATGATGGTTACACAGGCGCAAATATGGACAGACCAGAATTGCAACGGCTTGTATCAGACTGTGATCGTAAGCGTGTAGGCTATGTTGTTGCTTTCAAACTGGATAGAATATCACGTAGCATGGTGGACGGTATTTATCTAATTGAAAGAGTATTCCTTAAAAATAATGTGGAGTTTAAGTGTGTACATGACAGTATCAGCTATGATAATCCTATGGAGCAGGCTTATACACAGATGATGGCGGTATTTGCACAACTGGACAAGAATACAATGTTATTACGTATGCGTGGTGGAATGTTAGAGCGTGTCAAGCAAGGCTACTGGATGGGCGGTGGTAATCTTCCATACTGCTATACATACAGCAAAGATACAGGAACACTTATACCAATTCCAGAACGCAAGGAGCAGGCAAACAAAGCAATGGATTTATTCTTGCAAGGATATTCGGATGTAAAAATCCGTGATATGTTGGGATTTAAAAGCGAATTTATTGTAAAACAAATACTTACAAGCCCTGTAAACATTGGAATGATACCGTATAAGGGGAATATCTATCAGGGATTGCATGAACCTATATTTAATAAGGAAGTGTTTGAAAAAGCACAACAATTCAGAGCAATAAGGAAAAACAAAAGGGCAAGTTGCCACAACATTCAAACTAACTTATTGACAGGTTTATGCTATTGTGGAATCTGTGGATGCGCTATGAGATATCAGAAATGGACGCATGGAAAGCATAAGATTTACTGTTGTTCCAGGAATAAGGACTTGCATTATCTTCCTAACCACAATCCAAACTGTAATAACACCTTGGAATGGGCTTCGGATATTGAAAAAGCTGTAGAGGACGAAATACTTTTAATATCTGCTAATATATCAGAATATAAGCCAAGAGTAAAAGAGTCCAAGTTAGAAATATTGCAAGGGCAATTAGAAAAAGAGCAGACTAAGCGTAAAAGGCTATATAACCTGTATGCAGAGGGCAATGATGATGTTATCAGCATGATTAAAGAAATTGAGAAAGTAATAGAAGATATCCGTAAGCAGATTAGAGAAGAATCCGCAATAGAAACGAATAAAACTAGGCAAAATGTATTTAAGAACATAAAAAATCTTGCCGACATTTGGGAAGATATCGACAAGAAACAAAAAAATATGTTACTAAAAAGTATAATTGAAAAAATCGTAATTAGCAATGGAAATATTGAGATAAAATTGAAAGATTTTTAGCACTACAATAATGCTATTCTATGGTATATATTTACTGCTAATATAGGTATATTAATTTAGCAGTAAAATAGTACCATACCTACGGCATTGTGTTAGTGCTAATGCGCATATTTACTACACTTTTGAGTCATTATAGTGGCAATTATTAGTCGCTATTAATGGCTCTTTTTGTTTTATGATAATTACAAAGGGAGGAATAACCCATGAATATTGAAACGGACGAAATCATAGAAAAGTTATGTGCTAGGGAAGATGTGCAGGCGATACCGACAATCTATCAAGTAGCCATGACCCATGCGATACAGGAAGTATTAAAAGATGTTAATGAGAATATGCAATCAGCAGGAACAGATTACTAAATACTTATCTTATGATGATACGAACATATTATATGAGACTGAAAAGTTGAAAAAGGAGAACCAATATGCAACCGTATGTGAATCCATATTACCTACAGCAGAACCAGCAGAGCTATCCGCAGTATTATAACCCACTGGCACAAGTGCAAAACAGAGCAATAGATTATCAGCAGAATATGCCAAATACATACCAGCAGAATCAGATTGTACAGGGAATTAATGGGAAAATAATTGCGGAGATGAGTCAGATAACAGCAAATGATGTACCTATGGACGGTAGTGTTGCATTTTTCCCAAAGCAGGACTTGTCAGAGGTATACGCCAAGAGTTGGAATGCAGACGGTACAATCCGCACAGTTACTTATAAGCCTGTTTTGGATAATGAACCTAAGTCAGCATCCGAACCAGAAAAATTGAAATGTGAGCTTTCTGACGAAGCTACAGAGGGTATTATGAGCAAGTTTGATGAAATATCTGACAGGCTGGGGCAGTTAGAAAAATCTTTGCAATCACAGAGAAAAACTTCACAATCGCAAAGAAAGGATGATTAAGTATGTTCAATCCAATGCAGTTAATGCAAATGATGCAAAGTGGCAACCCACAGCAGATGGTACAACAGCTTATGGGGAATAGTCAGATAATGCAGAATCCAATAGCCAAGAATGCCATACAGATGGCGCAGAACGGAGACTCCAAGGGCATTGAGCAGATGGCTAGGAATTTGTGCAAAGAAAAGGGATTGAATCCCGATGAAGCAATGAACCAAATTAAAAAACAGTTTCATTTATAAAAGCTAATTCTTGCAAGATTAGAAATAAATTTAATGGAGGTAAAAAGTATGTTTTCAAACAATTGTGCATCCGTTCCGCTTGTGGCGAACATTGACGGAAACGGAAATGGCAACGGTAACTGGGCTGACGGTGGATGGCTTTGGTTTATAGTTGTAATTTTTGCAATTTTCGGTGGCTGGGGCGGTGGCTTCGGTGGCTGGGGAAATGGCAATAATGGTGGAGCGACACCATACTCAACAAGTGCAGTTACACAGGCTGACTTACAGAGAGGATTTGATAATCAGGCGGTTGTGTCAAAACTTGATGGCATTACAAACGGACTTTGTGACGGATTCTATGCAGTACAAACCGGCATGAATGGCATCAACACAAACATTTTGCAGACCGGATTCGGCATTCAGCAGGCGATCAACGCTGATACGGTTGCTAATATGCAGAATACAAATGCTTTGCAGACACAGCTTGCTAACTGTTGCTGTGAAACCCGTGAAGCTATTCAGGGAATTAATTATAATTTAGCAACTAACACCTGTGCTTTGCAGAACACCATGAACAGTAATACAAGAGACATTATCGACAGCCAGCAGGCAGGAACAAGAGCAATTCTTGACTTCCTGACAAATGACAAGATCGCAACCTTACAGGCAGAGAATAACGATTTGAGAAGAGCTGCTTCACAGGATAGACAGAATGCACTTCTGACTTCAGCGATGAGCGCACAGACAAACCAGATTATTGACGCTGTAAGACCGACACCTGTACCAGCATTCCCTGCATCTAACCTCTACGGTTATGCATACAACGGATGTGGATGTAATACAGGCTGTGGATGCTAACAACAGAATATCGGTAACTTAATCAAAGATTATGTCTGCGCATAGCAGTGTTACAGGAAACTAAAGGGCAGGCAGTATAGTCTGCCCTTTTCAATTTTATGGAGGTAAATTTATGGAAATTACAGCAATTGCATTACAGACGGTAGAAGCTGGACAGGATGTAGCTTTCACAGAAACAGCGGTAAACGGTACAAATTGCATTGTCCATAGACAGGGCAGTGGAATCATTAAATTAAGGGGAATCACAAACCAGTGCAGGGCAAGATATCTTGTGGGATATTCGGGGAACATACAGATACCGACAGGCGGTACAGTGGATGCCATATCACTTGCTATTTCTGTAGACGGAGAACCATTGCAGTCAACAAAAATGATAGTTACCCCTGCGGCTGTCGAGAACCTTTTCAACGTAAGCGCACAGGCATACATTGATGTTCCAAAGGGATGCTGCAGCACAGTATCTGTTGAAAATACATCTGCACAGACAATACAGGTGCAGAACAGCAACTTAATTGCAACAAGGGAAGCATAAGGGGGCGTATATTATGGATATCAAGAGAATGCATGATATGATCGAAAAACTGTCTGAATGTGCAAAGTCCGAATTTGACAAAGGCATTGAGAACGTGAATACGGATGAGATGGGAAAAGTCACAGATATGCTTAAAGACCTTGCGGAAGCCATGTATTACCGTACATTGACAAACATCATGGAAGAATCTGACGTAGAAGATGTACAGGAAATGCTTGACCGCAGATTTTATGACGATTACCGTTATAAGACTACTGGCAGATATGCGCCTAAAGGCAAAGGTAGTTACGTTGGCAGACGTGGCTATGAAGAACCGCCATATATGCACATGATGAACAGGGAAGATTTGCAGGACTGGGATTCCATGTCTGAACGTGAGCGTATGCGTGACCTTGACAGGGCATCAAGAGGACGTATGTACTATACTGAGACGGAATCTATGCACAAAGACGGTAGCATGAGAGACAGCAGAGAGGGCAAAGCTGGCATGATGCGTAAAGGCTACATGGAGACAAAGGAAATGCACAAGGGAACTACACCACAGGACAAGGAAGCCAATTTGAACAGCTTGGAAAGCTATCTGAAAGAATTATCCGAGGATTTGACGGGGTTACTGGCAGATATGACACCAGAAGAGCGGCAAATGGCAAAGACAAAGATTACCACACTTGCGGCTAAGATGTAACGAAATAGGCTAGGGCGAATAACTCTAGCCTTTTTGATTAGAACCTTGAAAATAAAATAATGGCTAAAAAATTTTGAAATAGTACTTGACTTAGTGTGTACACTGTAATATACTAAATGTGTACACAGAAAGAGAGGTGAGAAAAATGTCACCAAGGACAGGCAGACCCAAAATAGAAAATCCCAAATCAGAGCAAATAAAAATTAGAGCAACAAAAGAAGATAAAGCGCTTCTTGAAAAATGTTGTGAAGAGTCAAACAAAACTCAATACGATATTGTGATGACTGGGATAAAAAAGGTTTATGCTGAAATAAAAAAATAGAACGTTGGCACGACTGGAAATCTGTACAACGTTCTATCCAAGTGAGATATCTCTCATGTGAAATATTCTATCACATAAGGGAGTCTCACACAAGTATTATTTTGAAAGTGAGGTTTTAATAATGGACAAATTTTTAGAAATCGTTTATGAAGGACAGTTTGAAGAAAGAAAAATGACAGACAAGTATATGGAATTTTTTAAGCCTACTCTTGACAAACTAAAAGGAATTTTAAGCCCTGAACTTTATGAGACAATAGAGGAAGAGTTTATTGATAATGCTGTTGATTCTAACAGATTTTATGCGGTTGAAGGTATGAAACTGGCTATGGGCATAATGGACGGAACTTATATTCCATTTGTTTAATGGGGGCGCATTTATGAATAAAGAAATCAAGGTTAGCTCTAAAATTTTAAGGAAATTAGAGGGAAGAACAGGAAAATGGAAACACATTAAGGGATATATAGAAATTTTAGACGAGCACCAAATGGAGCCGGTTGAATTTTTCATTTGGTTTCATGGAGGAATGTTTGAATAGGGGGAACTAATATGGCAGAACTTGTAAAGATTGAAAATACAGAAATGGCAATCAAAGAATATAACGGTATGAGAGTTGTCACTATGAAAGATATTGACAGGGTTCATCATAAAAAATCCGATACGGCAAAGAAGTCATTTCAAAAGCATAAGAGTCATTTTATACTTGGAACGGATTACTTTGAAATTACAAGAAAAGAGTTAGGGGAACGATATTCCCCCAACGAAAAAATAGTCGGAAATCCCAATATGAAAACATATCTCTTTACAGAAAGCGGATATCTCATGATAGTAAAAGTTTTTACGGATGATTTAGCATGGGAAGTACAGCGGCAACTGGTAAACTCTTACTTTGCGGTCAAGAATCAGATGGAAACAGCAGAACCAAAGATAGAGGATTGCAACTATCATGTCAGCATGACACCTGTGCCAAAGACACCTACATGGTATGCAAGGAATCAGCGCAGGATTGAAAGGATAGTCCAGGCAATACACGGTAAAAAATCACAGTTGTATCATAGAATCCTGTTGTTTGTTGGAGAAGAATACGACCTTGATGAAGCCGCCGCTATCTATGAACAGGAAAAGGGATATCCACCAAGATATTCCATGGACATGATTAGTTACTTCCCTGAATTATCAGAGTGCGCAGACAAATATTTGGAATGTGCCGAAAAATCCTTAAAGGAAAGTGGAAAATTATAATAGTGTAAAAGAAACCGCCAACCGTAAAAAGCTGGCGGTTTTTGGATAGGAGTTGATTTTATGTATTTTACGGTAAACGGTCAGACATGGAAATTAGCTTTTGTTCCTGCCAATAGCCAAGACTTACAGCGCAGTGACGGAGCGTACACATTTGGTGTTACAGACAACAACACTAAGACAGTATCAATCGCAAGCGGTATGTCTGCATACATGACAGAACGTGTAATCTGCCATGAACTAACTCATGTCATGTGCTTTTCGCATGATGTGTCTATACCTATAGATTTGGAAGAACGGTTGTGTAATTTCATGGCTGATTATGGGAAAGAGATAATATATCTGTTAGATGATTTGCTGGCAAAGTTGCGTACTAATGCAATTTGAGATTGATTTTTGCAAATAAATTTCAAATTTCCACAGAAAAATGCTAAAAAAAGATGTGTACCTAAAAATCTCTAGGAGAAAAAAATATTCTGAAACAAATTTGACCGCCCCTATGGTACTTTTCTGACTGGTATTTTCAGAACGGTTTTGAAGCAAAATTTTGTTCGGATTTTCCGCAACATTCGGAAAAATTTTTAACCCCCCTGGGGTGGTTTTTAAACTTGATAAACCATTTTGGAAACGTGACCAGTTTTATGTTCAATATTTGGAAGATTGCGACCAGAAAATGGATGCAAAACTTTACAATGCTAAAGCGCGTGTATATGGTGTCTGTAGAGCATAGGCACATAACGGATATACCAACAGAACGCACTGTAAGCCACTGTAAGGAAGTTTAAAACTTACAGGGTACACTTATAGCACAGATATAATTATAAACACTCTACGCCTGTTTTATGTTCTTGTCAAGGTATGGTTACTGTATACGGTTATATGGACGTATAACACACACATAGCCCTGTACGGTAACATGGTACTGGAAAAAGGATGGAAATTTCCCACCCTTTACCAAAACACTATATGATCATTTGCGACTTTGTAGTGAAACCAGTTCCCATACTGGTATTTGATGCAAGTGTAACCGCCTGCATCCGTCCATACTTGCACGATATTGCCATAAATCCAGTTATCAAAAAGTGATTTATGGTACGCATAAAAGTCTTTTGCTGTCATTCGCCCACCTCCTTATATGGCAAAAGCCCCACAATTACATGGGGCTGTAGATTGACTTGTTACCGTATTTCTTACGTGATTCTATGCGATAGTTCAGGAAAGTATTACATTCTGTGAGCCACGCATACACGGCACTTTCTGTATAGCTTTTCCCAGGCTTATCCTCATTAATCCACCAAAGGAAATTATCTATAGAACGTTCAAAATTGCGCTTGTCTATATAGTTAATATCCAGACCGATATCAACTATATCTTCTCCCGCTTTTTCAATTCTGATAGCAGTATACACTGTATCATGGTTTTTTAACCATATGTTTTCGTTTTCCACGCAATATACTGTCATGCCGTATGCGCTGTAAACTTCCTTTTCTTCATTTGCTAATAATACGCCCATTTTTTATCCTCCTTAAATATTCTTTTTCTTACCCCAGTAATTTATAAAATCGTTCTGAATGTCGTTATTTTTGACATACCTGTAATAATTTAGCAGCATTACAAAGTCACCAGCACTTATTTTTTCTCCTGTGCTTACCTGTATGCTTCCATCATGTTTCTTTTGCTCTACAGATAAAATACCGTCGTTATTTGTATCAAATGTTAATTTTCTCATGTGTATACCTCCTTATCATTATGCGCCCTGTCTCATCAGTGCAGGTGGGGCAGTTCCTACAGACCGCCTTTTGGCGGTTTCGACTATTCGCATTTAGTAAATAAATACAGCGGTATAAAATCCACGACATTCTGTAACGTGATTTTTACACAATTTTCTAATCTCATTTATTTTCGTGTGCGTCTCTTTAGTTGGGTACTGTCCTTCGTAGTCTGTATTTATACGCAATGCAGGAACATCTTCGCCGTTGCGGTTGTAAACAGTAATTAATTCTGCATCATATCCGCATCCAGATAACTTTTTCTGCAATCTCTTTAATTTTTCCATGTTCAAAACCTCTCTTTCGTTTTCTGGTCTGCCATCATCAGAGCCGGGAGACCATCCCACGGCTGACGCTCCAAAATCGGAGCGTTTCGGCTATTCGGAAATTCTGCGGAAAATTTCAATTGTGAGTTCTGCGGCAGCTCTTTTTCTTTCGGACGTGTAGCCGTGGCGTTTGCTCTTTAAGGCTTTTTCTGCTTGCTTGAGGTTTCCAACTCCCCAAGATGCCGCTTTGTTGAGTTTTTCCCATTCATCCGGTGCAACTTTTACGGCTTTAAGTGTTGCCGTGTTGATCTCGTAATTGTCTTTGTCTTCTGGGTGTAAATCTTCGCAAACTGGAATATATTCATGTGTTCCCATGTTTTCACCGATATTCCATACGAAAAAGCCGACAGGAATTTTTTCCACGTTTTCAAAAATATCAGTTTTTTCACAAAGTGTAGAAGTGCTATAAATTTTGTTGTTTTCAATTTTTACTATTCTCATGTTGTCGTCCTCTCTTTCTGCGTTTCATTTGATACTTGTATTATACATAAATTAAGCACTAATGTATATTGACAAAACACACAAAATTAAGCACTAATATTATATCAGAAATTGTGCATCATTATTAAGCACTAAAAAGTTATTGACTATTTAAGCACTAATATATATAATGTAGTTATAACAATGCAAAGGAGGTTTGAAGCATGTCAGTAACGGAAAATGAAAAAGCACTAAAAAACAGGCAAGCAGTAAAAAAATGTATGGAAAGCAGAGACAGAATAAACATAATATTACCGCAAGGCACAGTAGACAGAATAAATGCATATGGATTAAAAACAAGCGCATTTGCGAGACAGTTAATATTAGAAGAACTGGCAAGAATGGACAAAATGAAAAAATAATTTTAATTAAGCACTAATTAAGTGTTGACAATTAAGCACTAATATGCTATATTATAGTCAAGGAACAGGTAACAAGCAAAGAGAGGAAAATGGAACATGAGAAAAGAAGAACTTTTATATAAAAAGCAGAGAGCTATAAATAATATGGAATGGTACATCAGAGAACAATTCTCTGATGAGATATTAAAAACATTTTCATTGAAACAGCTTGAAATATTAGTAAATATCTCAAGCAAAGCAAATGAATACAGGGAAAAGAGAGAGCAATTTCATTCATTATCATGCAATGATGTTGTTCATTGCCCGACAGGAACACTTATTCACGTGGATGATGATGGAAACGTGAATAAAGAAACAGAAAAAGATATTTTAAACAGTGCAAGCTGCGAAATATATAAGCACTGGAAAGAAAAAAGGTACAGTAAATAACTGTACCAATTCCTAAAAAATATTATTTCAATCCAACGCCACACCGTAGACTGTGGCGACTGTGTAGCACGTCATGGATGCTACACCATAGCAAAGCTATGTATATATAGTATTATAATTGGTTTGATTAGTCAATAAAAATTTAAAATTAGAAGGAGAAGAAAACATGAAAAAGAAATATTATGTATTTGAGGAGAACTACGATGTAACAGTCTTTGAAAACAAAGAAGAAGCGGTTAGACATTACGAAATTTGTCTAAACCACTTGACAAAAGAAGAGAAGAAAAGGCTTGAATATTTCAGACTTTATGAAATAGAGACAGAAACGAACCTGGATGATTACGAGGGCGATTTAATTGATTTGATAACAGAAATGATATTCAAAATTAAATAGGAACGGAAGAATAAGAGAGAGGATGGGTAAAAGTGATAGAACTATACGGAAACTATTACAAGTTATTCAAAGGGCATGGAACAACGCCCCAGAAAATAACAGTAGTTGCGATAGATGGCTATGATGTCACATATATCATGGGGCATTATAGCAAAGATGAGCTTTTGAGCCGTGGCGATACGGTGGATGAAGCAATAAGAAACATGTGCCTTGTTAAAAACAAGTGCAATGTAAGCAAAATCCTTACGCAAGCCACAAAAAAGC